ACCATGCCGTGGTGCCCACACTGGTACACCCTCAAGAAAACGTGGAGCGACGGAAACATCTATCGCGATGTCATCGCCTGGATCCTTAAAAACGGCGAGCTTCGCAAGTGGGGCAAACGTTCTGCCGTCCGTCGCTACTTCGATTACGGCGAATGGCGTTACTGGCCTATGACAACCAACCCCGACGAATCTATCCTTCTTAACCGAGCCAAGATTCTAGGCGACACTTCTGTTCCCGTTCTTTCGTACAACGACGTAGCAGATCAATACGATCAGATTTGGAGCAGTTCCGATGCTCTCAGGGAGAACGAGAAAATCATGCAGCGCATTGCTTACTCAGGTGGTGATGTGCTAGACATCGGCTGCGGTACAGGGCTCTTTCTTGATCACCACTCAGATTGCAAAACCTATCTTGGCATTGATCCTTCGCAGGCGATGCTTGATCAGCTCAACCTCAAGCATCCGGGTCGCGAAACGCTCTGCCAGACCTTCGAGTCTTCTCTTCCGCTTCTCCATGGCAGGCAGTTTGATCTCGTCATTTCTCTCTTCGGCTCTCCTTCCTACATCCCACCCGCTGAGCTTCGCGCCGCTCATCGCTTCGTTCGCCCTAATGGCAAGCTCTTTCTCATGTTTATTGGCCCCGGATACACGCCTATCACTCATCAGTTTCTCAAAAATCCACCGCCCCTTCAGCCTCACTATTTTCCCGATTACGGACAGCCATCGCAGTTCGGTAACTACGTGGTGACTGAACGATGAAGTTCTACAGAAACGAAACAGTCTATGAAGCAGCTCTCGATCGTATCCGCTACCTCTTCAGCGAGTTCGATGATGTAATCGTCAGCTTCTCTGGTGGCAAAGACTCAACCGTCACCCTGAATCTCACACTTCAGGTTGCAAGAGAGCTCAACAGGCTCCCCGTCAAGGTCGTCTTCCTCGACCAAGAAGCTGAGTGGCAGTGCGTTGTCGATTACGTTCGCACCGTCGGCCAGATAGACGAAGTGGATCTCTGGTGGTTCCAGATGCCTCTCAAGCTCTTTAACAGCGCTTCTTCCAACGTTGATTGGCTCAACTGCTGGGCTGAAGGCGAAGAATGGATCAGGCCACGTGAACCCAACGCCATTACTGTCAACCGTTACGGCACCGATCGCTTCAAAGAGCTTTTCACGAAAATCAGCCTTGTCGAGTGGGGCGATAAACGTGTTGCCTGGGTCGCTGGCGTTCGCTGCGAAGAATCACCCGCTCGCATGGTAGGCCTCACCGAAGGTCGCACCTACAAGCACATCACGTATGGGCAGGTGATCAGCAAAGCTCGCGATCACTATACCTTCTACCCACTGTATGACTGGAGTTATACAGACATCTGGAAAGCAATACACACAAACCGCTGGAAATACTGTCGCGTCTATGACGAGCAATACCGTTATGGTATTCCCGTTATAGAAATGCGCGTCTCCAACCTTCACCATGAGACGAGCTTTAAGAGCCTGTTTTACCTTCAGGAAATCGAAAAGCACACGTGGGAAGCGCTCTGCCGTCGACTTCCTGGCATTAGCACCGTCGGTCAGCTCACAACCGATGCTTACGCTTGCCCCAAGTCTCTGCCAAAGATGTTTAAAGACTGGCGCGAGTACCGTGATTACCTCTTGAAATATATCTGCGTTCATCCTGAACACCAAGCAAAGTTTAAAAAGTATTTTGACAAGATGGATGTTAATTTTGCAGCATTTCCTGACATAAATGCGATTTATCGAGTCCAGATTAAAGCTGTTCTCAGCAATGATTACCACTTTACGCAGCTCGAAAACTTTCGCGTTAAACCTGATATTGCTGCTTGGCGGCGCTGGATGCGCGGTAAGCCTTATAAGCCTGGCACCCAAAATCGCTTTGTTCACCTTGCCATGCAACAGGGCATCACTCCTTCCGTAGTTGCATCATGAACACTGACATTCAGCAGATCCTTCAGCAAGCCATTGAAGCTGCAGATGATAAACTTGCTTTTATCGAGTCCATTCGTGATCTTCTGCATCAAAACTCTCCTGTCGCCAGTCAGCCTGTCGATCGCATCCGCTGGGTTCCGGTTGAAATGGTTGAACCTAACGATTACAACCCCAACAGCGTCGCCAGGATCGAGCTCGGCTTGCTCTATACATCCATCCTTCACGATGGCTATACGCAACCCGTTGTCACTATCTGGGATCAAGAAAAGCAGAAATACGTTATCATCGACGGCTTTCACCGGTACTTCACCTGCCGCAACAACCAGGACATCCGTAATCGCAACCTCGGCATGCTTCCTATCGTCGTTCTCGATAAACCCATCAATGATCGGATGGCTTCCACCGTCCGCCATAACCGCGCACGTGGCAAGCATTCCGTTGATGGCATGAGCAATATGGTCTTTCAGATGCTCGAAAATGGCTGGTCTGAAGCTGAAATCTGCGCTGAACTTGGCATGGAAGCCGAAGAAGTTCTCCGCCTTAAGCACATCACTGGCTTCAGTAAGCTCTTTGAAGATGTTGAATACAAGCGAGCATGGGAATCAAAATTTCAGCTTAAGCTCCGCAAGCAGGCTGAAAAAGAAGCAGGGTAATCTAAAACATGGCTACCCCCCGCAGCACCGTCGCCGAGTCCGAGCTGCGCACGCAGCGCTTAGCTCGCATCATCGCCAGTGGCGGGAAGCGCTCTGACTGCCTGCGCTTTGCTGCGGAGCAGTGGGGGATCGGTGAGCGGCAGACAGAGACTTACATTGCCCGCGCCCGCGAGCTGATCAAGGCCGACTGGAAGGAGATCCACCGCGATCAGATGATCGCTGATCTGCTCAGCCAGTACAGCACCCTGCAGATGGAAGCCCGTCGCTCCGGGCACCTCGCCGTCGCTCTCGGCTGCATTCACGGCGCCGCCAAACTCGCTCAGCTCGTCTCGTGAGCATCCTTGCCGGTCGCCTTGGTGGCAGCGTCCTCAGCCAGCCGATCCCCTCAGCCCTTGCTGATCCCATCGACCCCGGCACCTTCGCCGACTTCATCCGCACCGTCTCCCCCACCTTCGGCTTCTACCGCCACGTCGATGTCCTGGTGGATCGCCTACAAGCCGTCGCTGATGGCAAGATCCGCCGCTTGATGATTTTTCTCCCGCCGCGGCACACGAAATCTCTTCTTGCTTCTCGGCTCTTCCCAGCCTACTATCTTCGTTGCTATCCCGAGAAATGGGTCGGCCTTGCTTCCTACGGCGGTGAATTAGCCGAAGGCTTCTCCCGCGAAGCTCGCGCCTATTTCATGGCACACGGCGGCTCCCTGGATCCAGGCAGTCGAGCCACGAACCGTTGGAACACCATCGCTGGTGGCGGCATGTGGGCTGTTGGTGTCGGCGGTAGCGCTACCGGTAAGGGCTACAGCCTGGGGATCGTCGATGATCCAGTTAAAGACGCTCAGGAAGCCGACAGCCCAACGCATCGGCAGCGTGCTCGCGACTGGTGGGATTCGGTGTTCTCCACCCGGGCCGAACCCGACGCTGCGCAGGTGGTGATCCAGACCCGCTGGCACCTCGACGACCTGTCGGGCTTCCTGCTTGAGACCGAGAGCACCACCGAGCGGCCCGAGGCCTGGCATGTCGTGGACCTGCCGGCCATCGCTGGTGAGCCGGCCCTTGCCCTGCCAGCCAGCTGCACTGTCGAACCGGACTGGCGACAGCCGGGTGAGCCGCTGTGCCCGGAGCGGTTCCCCCTCGACCGCCTGGAGACGATCCGAGCCAGCACCGCCTCCCGCTGGTGGCAAGCGCTCTATCAGCAGCGGCCGACCCTGGCCGGTGGCGCGATCTTCGTGCGCGAGTGGCTGCGGTACTACGACCCAGCGCAGCTGCCGCAGACCGGCTGGATGCGCCTGCTGGCCAGCATCGACTGCACCTTCAAGGAGGCGGCCAGCTCCGACTTCGTGGCGCTCACGATCTGGGGCCAGCGGCCCGAGGGCCTGCTGCTGCTGGACGTGATCCACCGCCGGATGGGCTTCACAGGCACCGTTACCGCGATCAGTGGCGCCTGGGAGCGCTGGAAGTTCACCGAGCTGCTGGTGGAGGACGCCGCCAATGGCCCCGCCGTGATCGACACCCTCAAGCGCACCGCCGCCGGCTACAGCATCCGCGCGGTGCGGCCCCTGGGCGGCAAGGCGGCCCGCGCCAATGCCGCAGCGCCACAGTTCGAGCAGGGCCGCATCTGGCTGCCGCAGCAGGCGCCCTGGCTGCAGACCTACGTCGATCAGCTGCTGGCCTTCCCCAGCGCCGCGCACGATGACCTGGTGGACTCCACCACCCAGGCCATCAACCACGTGGCCGGCACCGGCCCCATGCGCGTCTCCACCGTCCACTACGGCCACGCCAGCGCCGGCCATGCGCCGGTTGACCCGTTCGCTGATGCGGACATGCCCAGGCGCCGCCGGCTGACCGGGGTGCCGGGGTTCCGCTGATTCTCCCCACCATGACTGCTGCACCAACCCGCCGCCGCCGCGCCGCCCAGCAGGCGGATCCCGACCCCTCCGCCCGACCCTTCCCGCCGCCGACCGAGCACAGCGAAGCGCTGGTCGAGGCCAACCTGGGCCTGGCCCGGCAAGCAGCCTGGCGCTGGTCCCGCAAGACCGGCCAGCCGTACGACGACCTGGAGGCGGTCGCGTTCGTCGGCCTGATCCGCGGCTGCCGCCGGTACGACCCCGAGCGGATCAACCCGGGCAGCGGCAAGCCCTATGCCCTGAGCACGATCGTCTGCCCCTTCGTCAATGGCGAGATCCTCCACTGGTTCCGCGATCGCGGCCATGCCGTCCGCTACCCCTCGAAGTGGCGCGAGGCCTGGGGCAAAGTCCAGCGGCTGATCGCTGACCCCGACGTGCCGGCCCACGATGTCGCCGCGCAGGCGGGCCTTAGCCCGGCGGAGCTCGACGAGATGCTGGCCAGCATGACCGGCACCGTCAGCCTCGATGACACCTTCGGCGCTGATGGCAGCCCACCGCCAGAGCCCGAGGAGCCCGATCGCCTGGCGCCGCTGCAGCGGCTGATCCTGCAGGCATGGAGCAACATGCACCCTGGCGACCAGAGCACGCTGCTGGCGTGGTGGAGCAAGCCTCACCGGCTGGCACTACCACAGGGTCCGCTTCAGCAATTCCACGGCCGATTGAAAGCGCTGTTGTCCGGTCGCAGCTTGCGAGAGGTGCTGCAGCTGGAGCTTTGCCAGGTGGAGCGGGTCGAGGTGGAGAAGAAGCCCCGGGCGCAACGTCGCAGCCGGGATCTGGCGGTGGCCGCGGTGCAGTTGGGGTTATTGGCTTAGACCGCTGCTACGATCGGATCAGCACCTGCGCAGGGCGTTGCGTTGGTGTTATGCCAGGCCCGGTCACCCTCGCGGCGGCCGGGCTTTGTGCTGTCCGGGGCGGAAAGCTGAGCCATAACCCGGCTCATGCGCGTGGATACTCGGCTCAGTCACCCGATCGACGATCCGCAGCTGCCCAGCTACCGGCATCCGACGCTGCGTGAGTACGACGAAGATCTGCGCAGGGCGTTTGATGTCTACAGCAACCTGCGCGATTGCAAGGATCGCTACCTCGTTCAGGAGCCCGCCGAGCCGCCGGAGGCGTATCAGGCCCGGCTGGGCCGCTCGGTGTTCTCGGACTTCTTTCGCAGCTCCATCAAGGCGTTTGCAGGTGTCCTGACCCGCTTCAACCTGGTCGATCCGCCCGTCAGCTTCGAGCGCGCCGCGGACAACGTGGACCTAGAAGGCAGCAACCTCAGCTCCTGGTGGATGCGTGCCGACACACTGGTCATGCGTGATGGCGGCGTGGCGCTGCAGGTGGAGATGCCGCCTGATCGGCCCGCCAATGCCGCCGAGGAAGCAGCCATGGGCCGTCGGCCTTACCTGGTAATCCGGCCGCGATCCAAGGTGCTCAACTGGCGGACCAGCATCATCAACGGCACCGAGCAGCTGGAGCGGGTGACGTTTCTGGAGATGGTCGAGGTAGAGGATGGCGAGTTTGGCGTCAAGCTGGAGCCCCGCTATCGGGTGATCACCCGCGGCGAGTGGTTTCTGTTCAAGATCGAAACCGACAGCAAGGGCAAGGCTGAGGCGGTCATCGTCGAGGAAGGCCCGTACCTCGGCCCTGGCGGCCAGCCGCTCAACGTGTGCCCGGTGATCTGGTACGCGGCCGACATCGGCACTGGCTTCGGACAGGGGGATCTGCCGCTGCGGCAGGTGGCAGAGCACAACATCGAGCACTTTCAGCGCCGCTCGGATCTGCGCGAGAAGGATCACAAGTGCAACCTGCCGGTCCCGGTGGCGATCGGCCGCACGCCTCCCGCGCCAGGCGAGGCGCGCCGGCCGCTGGCGATCGGCCCGAACTCAGTGATCGATCTGGATCAGGGCGGATCGTTCAGCTTCGCCGAGCCCAGCGCCAGCAGCCTGGCCGAGAGCCGGGCGCAGATCCAGGAGGTCGAGAAGCTGATCGCCCGTCAGACCCTGGGCTTCCTCTACGGCGACAGCAGCGGCACCAAGACCGCTACCCAGGCCGGATTGGAGTCTGCGCAAACGGAAGCGACCATCAAGCAGATCGGCGAGCAGAAGGCCTCCGCCATGCAGTCGCTGCTTGGCTTGTGGTGCCTGTTCACCGGCGAGGAGCTTCCCCAGGGCGCCGGCCTGCAGATGAGCAGCACGATCTACGACCGGCCGCTGGAGTCGCAGGACGTGGCGCAGATCCAGCAGCTGGCGGGTGGCATCGAGCTGATCAGTCAGGAGAGCGCGATCGAGATCCTGCAGCGGGCAGGGATCAACTCGGCGACCACCAGCGTGGAGGACGAGCTGGAGCGCATCCGGGGCGAACAGCCAGAGCCGGCGGAGCCGGTGGGGCTGAATGATCTGGGGATGCTGCCGTCGGAAAGCTGAGCCATTGGTTGTTGAAGGCTGGTGGCTCGGACGTACAAGCGTGATGCGAGTGGGCGGTTCGCCAGCGGTGGCGGCAGCTCCGGCGGCGGCCGATCGGGCGGCAAGGCCGTTGCAAAGTCCAAGCCTGCCAAGCGCTCCGCACCGAAGAGCACCAGCGCTCGCGGTCGTGCCTTGCAGAATCAACGCCGTGCCGCCGCATTGGTCAGTGCCAGCCGTGGTGGCAGGGGGCCCAGCGCTAAGGCGATCCGGTCCGTGCTGACCGCACAGCGTGCGAGGGCGTTCTATGCGGCGACCGGAGGCGGCAAGAAGCGTTCAGCGGTGAAGCCAGCAACGAAGAAGACCGCCAAGGCGACGGCGGCAGCGGTTCGGGCTAGGACAAAGGCTGGGAGTGGGGTGAAGGCGGCAGAGGCAAGGGCGAGGAGTTCGGGGCGGCCTAAGGCGAGGGTTGTGGCTAAGCCTGCAGCGCAGCGGCCGGCCCGCGAACCTAAGACCAATTCTCAAATCCTTTCTCAGACTCGGCGGATCATCGAAAAGGCGTCAGCACGCAAGCAGGCTGCGCGGCTTTCTTATGTCGTAGCGAAAAACGAGCGTCGCATTGCGAGGGCAACTGCTGTTCGGCAGGCCATCCTGAATCCGCCTAAGCCGAAGAAGTCGCGGAAGCCTCGCGATCCGAACCACTTGACCCCAACACAACTTGCAAACCGACGTTGGGCAGCGTCGATGAATGCGTGGAACCGTGGCATGGGCCGCTAACCCGGCAACCTATCCCGTCCATCTCCACCCACCACCCATGACCCTCTACGAGGCCATCCGCGCCGCCATCGACGAAGCCACCAGCGAAGACGAAGAGATGAGCCTTCCCGAGTTGATCGGCACCCTGGAGCTGATCAAGGCTGAGCTGATCGCCGCTGCCCTGGAGCCTGACGACGAGGACGACGAAGAATGACAATCACGCCAGGGCCACGACGCCTGGTTGGCGTCGCTGACGATTACAGCAAGGCCCTGGATCAGCTGGAGCGCCGCGCCGTTGGCAATACCCGCGAGCTGCTGCGGCGCTCTCTGACCAATACGCTCGCCAGCCTCCGTCGGTCCTATGCGCTCTATCTGGAGGCGCTGGGCCCCATGAGCCGCGACCCATCCGGGCAGTTCATCCGCCGGCCGGGCAGCTACACCACCGCGGAGGCGACAGCGAAGTTCAGGGCGATCCTGGCCGATGCGCAGCGGTTCCTGCCCGACTGGGAGCTGGAGCAGTGGCGCATGCAGTACCAGGCCGATCTGCGGGAAGCCACCACACTTGGCGTTGAACTGGCCAGCGAGCTGACGCGCATGCAGCGGGTGCCGGCACCAGCCCCAGGCATGGGGCCCACTACTCCCGGGCAGGTGCAGCAGCTGGGGCAGGAGCTGGTCGCCATGGCGCAGCAGCCACCGCAGGCCTCGCCGTTCGCTGGCGTCAACCCCGAGGCGGTGCGGGCCGCTGCCCTGCAGGCCAGCGCCATGATCCAGGGCGAGACGGCACGATTCCGCGATCAGATCGTGCAGATCGTCGGCGAGGGTGCATCCCGCGGCTGGGGCCCGAAGCGGCTTGAGCGCGACATCCGCCAGGCACTGGTCGGCGCTCGCGACCCGAACGGCATCACGAAGCGGTTGGGGCTGGAGCAACGGGCAGAGCTGATCGCCCGCAGCGAGCTGGCAGCGGCCTACTCCGGAGGGACGCTGCGCACCGCGCAGCAGCGGGGCATCGCCTACGTCAGGGTGATGGCCAGCAATGACGAGCGAACCTGCCCTACGTGTGCGGCGAGGAATGGCAGGGTCTATCCAGTTGATCGCGTGGCACTGCCGTTTCATCCGAGATGCCGCTGCGTTGCAGTCGAGGTGGAGAACGAGGCCGTCACCGAGAAGGATCCTGCACTGCGCGCCACCCTGCTCGACTCCCAGCGCTGGCAGGACGAGCACGACCGCGGCGTTGAGGCCTATGCAGAGGCTCGGCACCAGGAGCGCATCGACGTGCTGCAACGGCAGGTGGACCGGGCCAAGGACGGCGACCAGAAGGATGCACTGAGCGCCCAGCTGCAGCAGCTGGTAGATCGCGGCCCAGACATGGTGAAGGCCCGGGCTGAATTGGCCCAGGCCTTGCGGACGCCTACCGCGAGCGAGCGGCGGCTATTTGGGAAGGATGCGAAACCGCTGCGGGAAAGCGTGCCACTGTTCGGTGGTGACGAGCCGCCCGCCGCCGCAGCACCGCCGCCACCGCCGGCACCTCGCAAGCCATCGGCGCCCCCGATGGCCCAACGGGTCTCGCGCATGCGGACCTCGGACATCAGCGCCGATCCAGCCCGCTTTCAGTACAAGCTCAACGCCAACAGCGAAACCGGTGAAGTCGGCAGCCTGCGCGGCGTGCAGAAGTGGAACGAGGACCTGGCCGGCGTGCTCTCGGTATGGAAGGATCCAGCCGACGGCAAGACCTACGTCATCAATGGTCACAACCGGCTGGCACTGGCGAACAAGCTCGGCGCCAGCGAAGTGCCGGTGCTCAACATCGAAGCCAAGACGGCAGCAGAGGCCCGCGCGATCGGCGCCAAGCAGAACATCGCCAACGGCGATGGCACCGCGATCGATGCCGCCAAGTTCATGCGCGACACCGGTCAGCGCGCCAAGGACATGCTGGCCCAGGGCCTGAACCTCAAAGGCTCGGTGGCACGCAACGGCGCCGCGCTCGCGGACCTGCCCGACTTCATGTTCTCCGCCGTGGTGGACGGCCGCCTCTCGGTGGACCACGGCGCCGCCATCGGCCGCAGCGGCCTGACCCACGGCCAGATGGCAGACGCCTACAAGGTGCTGCAGAGCAAGCCATCGATGAGCGCAGCCACCTTGGACGAGGTGCTGCAGGCGGCCCGGGCCAGCAAGGCCCGCACGCGCGAGGAAGCAACCCTCTTCGGAACCAGTCAGGTAGAGACCAGCACCATGATCGAGCGGGCGGAGCTGGCCGCCAAGCTGCGCGCCGGGCAGAACCAAGAGATCAGAGTGCTTGACAAAGCCGCCGGCAAGGCTGATGTGCTGGCCGCCAAGGGCAACAGGATCGACGTGCAGCAGGCGCAGATCAGGGCAGCTGAGGCCCGCTCGCGTGCGGACGTGTTTGATCTGCTCAAGAACCAACCCAGCAGCGCCATCGCCAAGGCCCTGAACGATGCGGCGGCTGCCGTTCAGGATGCCCCAAACCGCGCGGCCAAGGCGCAGGCCACCAAGGACGGCAGCGCCCTGGTGAATGCCGCCATCGATCGCGAGCTGCGGCGCATGGCCGGCAGCAGCAAGGGCCTGCTGCTCAGCGTCGCCGACCTCAAGGCCAAGCGTGCCGGACAGCTCGCGCAACCGCCGGAGCTGGAGCTTGCGGCCAGGCCCGCGGATCTGACGCTCAGCAGGCTGCCGACGCGCCTGCTGGATCCCGCCACCGCCAAGGCCGGGTCCATCGGCTCCCTGCGACCCGATCAGGTGCGCGCTGATGCCGAGCGCTTCCAGTACAAGGCGGCAACAGACGCCAGGACCGGTGAGGTCGGCAGCCTGGAGGGCGTCAGCAAGTACGACCCGGCTCTTGCCGGCGTGATCAGCGTCTGGAAGGATCCAGCCAACGGGGAGACGTATGTCATCAATGGCCACAACCGACTGGCCGCCGCGAAGCGACTCGGCGCTGATGCCGTGAGCGTTCGCTATATCAATGCCGCCACTGCCGCTGATGCCAGGGCGATCGGCGCCTTGGCCAACATCGCCGAGGGCCAGGGAACGGCGATCGATGCCGCCAAGTTCATGCGGGAGAAGGGGTACACCGCTGCGGACATGCTGGCGATGGGCATACCGCTCAAGAAGGCTGCTGCGCGCGATGGCGCTAATCTCGCCAGCCTGCCGGATGACATCTGGTCTGCTGTCGTCAATGAAACGATCGGGATCGAAAAGGCCTCACAGATCGGCGGTGCTGGCCTCGACGCGCAGGGTATGCGGAATGTCGCCAGCGTCCTGGCCAGGCGCCCGAGCGCCAGTGCTGATGTCGTCCGGGAGCTGGTGGCTGCTGAGAAGGCGTCCATGCAGCAGGGGTCGACGATGGAACTGTTCAACGACCCCGATGCGGAGCGCTTCAAGCTGAGCCGCGCGGATGTGACCCGTTCGATGCGCGATGAGCTGATGAAGGACAAAACCCTGTTCAGCACACTGGCTACCAGCAGGGCCGCTCAGGCACTGGAGAAAGCTGGCAGCCAACTGGACACCGCAGCGAATCGCCAGGCGTCCGCCGAGGTTGAGCGTGTGCTGAGCGTCTTCGATCAGATGAAGAACCTATCCGGCCCCGTTGGGCAGGCTCTGGATCGTGGCGCCAGAGAGATCATGGGCGCCCGCAACGCACAGGAGCGACTGGAGATTCAGCGCCGACTCAGGGGTGAAATATCAGGCGCTGTTCAGGAGGTGCTGAGCGTGATACCTGGTGGTCAACCACCGCCACCACCGGAAGCGCCAGGGCAGTCATCACTGTTCGGTTGACGTATAATGAGCGGGCGACCACCGCAACCCACCACACCATGGCCATTGATTTGACCGATAAAGCAATCCGCGAGAGCTTCGATGCAATGCTCGAAGCAGCCAGCACCTATCTGCAGCCGCAGGATCTGGTTCGCTGGCATCACAGAATCGAGAACTGCGACAACCTCAGCCAGGCTGCCGAGGTGACAACGGAAATGATCGGCCGGCCCATGAGTGCCACGGACCGGCGGATCGCAGATGAGGTTCGTCAGTCGCTGATCCTGCTGGGCGACCGGGTCGGCGCCAGCGAGGGATCAGCGGCCTGACTCAGAACGGCGCCAGCTCCCGCTCGGCATCAGCCGGTGCGTTGTCGTAGGTGACAACAGCAGGCTCCGCCGCGGGAGCGGGGCACGCGGCAGGGGCGGCAGGAGCATCGGCGGCAGCCTTGCGCAGCACCAGGGCGCCATCGATGTGCTCGATGTCCACCCGGTCGCCGTCGGCCACGCCGATCAGGGCGCTGTAGCCGGCGGTGACGGGGATCACGCCGGTCTTGCTGGCCTTGACGTTGAAGCTCAGCGGCTTCCCGCGGCCAGCCTTGACCACCTTCGGCTCAGGCGTGCCGAGGTCCACGCCCTTGGCATCGATGATGGCCTCGTAGTAAGCGGAGAACAGAATCCGCTCGCTGCCATCCTTTTTTGTGGCGACATAGCCGCAGGCGCGGGCAATGTCCACCTTGGACAGGTGAGACAGCTCAGCGACCTTGGCCAGCAGTTCAGCGCCCTTCAGCATCGTGGATCGTGGTGGGGAACGCCTATTGTACCGCTACGGTTTCGATACCGCAGCAAATGGATTCACCACCTGACGATCTGGCGGCTTTCCTGCTGCTGCATGCCGCCGTGAGCGCACGCGACGAGGAGATCACGCGCCAGGCGCTACGGCAAGTCGCGACCGAGATGCCCACCACAACCGGCCACAAGGTCGCATCGACGCTGCATCGCTCGATCAGCGGCGGCGGGCGGTTGTGGCTCAGCCGGCTGGTGGCTTAGGCCTTGGGCTTGCGGCGGCGGGGACGCTTGGGCTTGCCGCCGCCGCCACCGGTGTCACCAGCGGCCGGCAATGCCCTGCCGCCACTGGATCCACTGACGCGCCGACGGCCGCCGCTCCTGCTCCCGCTGATTGCACCGGCCGAGCTTGGCCCCGTGATTTCGGCAATCCCTCGCAGCCTGGCAGCATCGGCCTGGGCCAGTTGCCGCAGGGTGCCGCGCAATGTTCCAGCGACGCTGCCCGATCGTCCGCTGGAGCCACTGGAACCGCCGGAGCCATTGCCCCGTGGCGCCGACCTGGCGCTCGGCGCCTTGATCGGCTGACCGGTGATCTGTTCGATGCCTCGAATGAACCTGGCGTCTTGTTGTGCCAGCTCTCGCAGTGTTTCGCGCAACGTGTCGGCAATGCGAGGCTTCTTGCCGGCGGCTGGCGTTGTATTGACCCGCACGGCGTTGCCAGTGGTCGTCATCGCTCCGCCGCGGCGTGCCGCTCGGGCGGCGCTCGCCGCGCTCTTGTAGGCAGCTTTGGCTGCCGTTGGCTGAGCCTTGCCCTGGAATTGCGCGGTCCTGGCGGCTTGCTCCCTGGCGTTGCGACGCTGCTCGGCGCGTGTTCCGACCTTGCCGCCACGCGGTCCCGATCGTCCGACCTTGGCCGGGCCTCGGCCGCCACTAGAGCCTCCTCCAGTAAAGCGACCCTTGGCATCGCGGTTGTAGGTTCTGGCCATGGCAATAGCTCTCGCTCTTTAGGTTTTCGCTACTTCTTGCGCTGACGCTTGGGCTTCTTCTCAGGGTTGGCATTCCGCGGACCCGGCCGAATGTTGCTCTTGGCCTTGCGACGACTCCGCCTGCCTGGTGGCATCGCGGCCAGCTGCTGGTCGTAGAGCTGCGCCGCCCTGGCAGCCGGTTTGCTGCCAGCCGCAGCCAGCCGTGCGGCGCGTCTGGCGCGACGCTTGATCTGCTGCACGCCGAGCTTTCAGCGTCCCGGCCTTGAACTCGTGGAACACCTTTGCGACCTTGCGGTCGCCGGCTGTGGGCTTCTTCTTGGCCATGGATCAGCCCTTCCCGCCACCCATCCGGGTAGCGCGACGTGCAAACCGTGCGGCACTTCTAGCCGCCTTATACGCAGCCTTGGCATTGGTCGGCGCAGCTTTCGACCGGAAACGCTGAGTGCGCTCAGCCTGAGCCTTTGCGTTACGGCGCTGCTGGGTCTTGGTGCCTGATTTGCCGCCACGTGGGCCGCGTCGCCTGTCCATGGCCGCTGCGGCAGAACGTGCTGCCGCCTTAGCCGTCACTGCGGCGGCACGACGAGCGGCCTTGCTGCCCTTGCCTGCCGCACCATCACGCTCTGCCTGCGCATTCCGATTCTGAGCCTTGATGTATCGCTCTCGCTGCGGGTTGCGCTTGCCCTTGCCGCTGAGCATTGAGCTGCTGACCTCACGATTCATCGCCTGCTTCCTGGCTGCCACCGTGCCGCCCGATTTCCTCCCGCCGCTCCTGCCGCCGCCGGATCCACCGCCACCGCCTCCGGCAAAACGGCCGTTGGAGTCTCGTTTGTAGGTGCGAGCCATGATCAAGGCAGGGGAAGCTAGCCCAGCTTTCCGGCAACCTATGCCAGATTCCCTGCCACCATGCCGGCGCCAATTCCGACGCTCAACCCACTGTGGCGGCCCAATGGCAGCAGCGCCCGCGACGATCGCGAGCTGATCAGGGGCTATGCCATGTGGCCGGTCTCGGCCTACAACCTGACGCAACTGACAACGGTGCTCAACCGCGTTGCCGATACCTCCGCAGCAACCGTCAAGCAGGTGCAGGCCTGGATTGATGAGATCGAGAACCTGGAGCAGGACTGGTCGGACAAGGTGGCTGATGGCACCGCTCATCTCGGCAACGTGCAGCGCTACCGCGGCCCGGCGCCTAGTACCACGCTGACCCGTGATGATCTGCGCAAACGCGCAGACGTGCTGGAGTGGGATACAAGCCTGCTGCAGGTGGAGTACGAAAGCGGCGGCAGGCCTGATGCCACCGCTGGCGGCACGATCTCGAACCGGATTGCGCAGCTCAAAAGCCGGATCCTGGAGACGATTGGCATCAAGGCCAGCGATCGCTCCGGCGGGCAGGCAACACTGGTGCGCAGCTGATGGCCACCGACTTCGCCGCCTACGCCAACCTGCGGTTCCTGTGGCCGCAGCCGGCAGCGATCACCACCCTGCGCAACGGCATGCCATCACCTGCTGCCCTGGTGGCCATCGAGGTGTTTGCCAAGGGTGAAACCGGTTCACCCGAGCAGATTCCATCGCTGCACATCGGCACTCGCACGATGGAGGGCTACATCACCCGATGGGCGCCGCTGCCATCCGGCGCCAGCTGGCTGGCAAGCGGTAACAGCTGGAGCTGGACCGATACTGGACTGATGCCTCCAGGCCTGGCGGCAGAAGCCCGCGGCAAGGCGTACCTGGGACCGCTGGAGTCGCTGCCCACCCTCGGCGGACTGGTGGGTGAGGTGACGATCATGCAGTTGGGTGGCACGTTCGGGATCGGTGGTATCGGCGCTGAGCTGCGCACCGCGCTGGGCGATGCGATCCGCCTGCAGTTCGCCACAGTGCAATGAGCATTCGCGTCAGGGTCGCCAGCGATGGGATCACCGCCAGGGCTGAAACGGCAGCGCAGCGTGCTACGCAGGCGGTGATGCGGGAATTGTTCGCGGCGTTCCAGCAGAGCTTCACTGCGCAAGCATGGGACTGGCCGCAGGCCACGGTCAGGCGCAAGGCCACCAAGCGACGCAAGGCGGTGATCGCTGAGTCACCGCGGAACCTGATCGATGTTGGCAATCTCCGCCAGTCCGGTTTCTGGCAGATGACCGGCTCATACTCAGCCCGGTTTACATGGTCAGCCGACTACGCCACTGCCGTGCATGAGGGTTACCGGCGATTTCGTGCGGATGGCAGCTTCTCCACCTGGCCGGCTCGCCCCTGGACGCATGCCGTACTGGGTCGGGTGACGGTGCCGGGGATTCAGCCGTTCCCGATGCAGCAGCGGCTGAAGGATGTATGGCTGGCGACGTTTCGGGCGGGGCGTTGACGGGCGGCAACCTATCCCACCCACCCACAGGCAGTCATGCCAGAGCTTCCGTTTCAGGTTGCGCCGAAGCGACGCACCGAGATGATTTCGGTAACTATTGATGATGACACCTATAGTCTTGAGTTTCCTGTTTACCGCAGCCTTCGCGCTGGCGAAGAAATCCAGATTCGCGATGCAGATTATCAGGCCGCTGTCTATCGCGAATGCTCGCGATTTGCTGATGCGCTTGTCAATGAGGGCATTGAGGAGTTATACGCTCAGCGACTTGCTATCCGCTGCTTGAGCACCAGGCTGGGTATCCCCATCTCGCTGACTGCGGAGGAGCATCGCGCATTGTTGCGCCATGCCGCCATGGTGGCCGACATTCAGTCGGTTCTGGCTGCCGAATACGCACGGCAGGTGCGACGCACCGTTACCGCGCTGATTGCCCATCGCCTGCCCGGGTGCAAGGGCTGGACTGAGGATGACACTGATCGCGCCGTACCTGGTCCGCTGCGGGACGCGATTGCTGCATTCGCTGATCGTGAGCGCAATGCCAATCAGCCGCAACGCACGCCGGAAGAAATGATCGAATCCATGGCTGAAACGCTGGGAAAGCTCGGGCCGGAACCATGCCGAAACCCACCGACTGGACAGCTATCTACTGGCGCTGCCGAGAGCTCTGGCCAGCTGCTCCTGAGTTCGGACCCGATCGATTCGCATCCCTCCCCGTCAACTACATCCTCGCTGCCATTGAAGCCGGCACCCGCCGAGAGTTGACACTGCTGCAGGATGCAGAGCGGCCGATCGCCTACCTCCATCAGCGGCTGATCGCGGTCAACTCCACCGCCGATGGCCCGCCGGTGCCGTCACTCGATGACCTGTGCCTCTACCGCATCCGTGAACCAGGCGACGCACCACCGGCTGAAGCTGGCGCGGCGATGCTGGCGCTGATCCGTGCGCAGCAGTTCCCCGGCTGGGCGCTGACGTTCTATGAGGCGCTGGAAGCCGTCGGCCGCGATCAACCGCCACCGCCAACCCTGGCCCTGGTGGCAGAGGATGCAATCCTGCTGGCGCCGCGGTTCACGCCGGGCGGCTGGCAGGGATTCCTGATCGCGGAGGGTCCGGCGGCAGGTCAGCCGCGGGCGTTCTATCCGCCGAATCAACCGGAGGCGATGACGTGGCTCGCAGTGCCAGCCGCTCCTGAGCCAGGCGCAGTGTGGGCGGCGGCATCTGCATCTCTGCCCACTCTGCCGCCTCCCGGTAGCAGCGATTGACCGCCAGCTCGGCTGCCAGCACCGAACGGTAATAGCCCAGGCTCCAACGCCGGCCGCCCCACCACACACGGGCCTGGAACGGCCGGCTGGGGTTGGCCTGCGGCACGTAGGACACACCGCGGGGATAGGCGCCGCTCACGGCTTGCGACAGGTAGCTGCCGTCAGTATTCCGGCCCTGTTGTCAAGCCATGGGGCCGGCTTGTGAGATCGGGACTTCTGACGGGAGTCCACAGGATCCCGTCATGCCGCAGGTCTACTCTCAGGCGTATGGCTACAACTTCTACATTCAGCTGATCAAAAAAGAAGAGCTGGATTTCGCTGATCTGAACCTTGGTGGAATTGGTGTCGGCAAGTTCCTGGACATCAGCACCCTGGCCAGCAACGCATCCTCTGTCGTGAAGGTCGGCACCGTTGCCACGCTTGGCATCGGTGTCGGCACCAACAAGGCCACCACCAAGGCGGCACTGTCAAGCAACGTCGTTACATTGACGTTTGCTGCTGCCCATAGCTTCACCGTGGGGCAGACGATCGCCGTATCCGGCTTCACCGGTGCGCTTGCCGGCATCAATGGCAAGGCCACGGTCGCCAGCGTGACAACATCCAGTCCGTTCACGCTGACCTATGCGCTCACTGCCGCCAACATCGCTGAGGCATCGGTGGTGGGTTCCGTCCTGCCGGCCCTGAAGCTGGACGGCACCGATGCACCGATCCGCCTGCTGGGGTTGACCAATGCCGCTCCGCAGGAGGGTGAGGGCGAGGAAACGGTGATCACCTACGACGACGAGGCCAAGTCGTTTGATACCAGCATCGCCACCAGCAAGTCTTTCAGCTGGACGATCGAGGGTGTGACCGATCACAGTGACGCGGCCTACAAGCTGCTGCGCCTGGCCTCCAAGGAATCGGTGCGGGAAGGCCTGATGGTGAAGTACGCCAGGATCGGTCCGGTCGGCAAAACCGAGACCACGTTCGGCTTCGGTCGTATCACCGGCTTCAATGAGACGCCACCTGCTGGCGGCATCGTGAAGTGGTCGAGCGGCATCAAGGCCTATGGGCCGTATGAGCTGGAGTTCTGATCCCTAGGGCTCTGCATTGGCCCCTGCCGGTTCGCCGGTGGGGGCCTTTTGCCGCGGCAGCGTGGCGCGTGCCTGCGCCATGGCGTAAGCGCGTTGGGCGATGCCCCAGTCCAGGATGGTATGCGCGATGCGACGCAGTGCCTCCACGTCACCGGGGCCTGCCTGTTCAATCAGCCGTCTCCATTTCTCATGGCTCAGTTGTTCATGCAATGGCAATGGCATGGCGGTGCGGCGGTTGGGTGAGGTTGCCGGAAACCTAGAGGCAATGAGCATCAGCGGCCATGGCCCGGACCTACAAGCGAGACAGTCGTGGGCGGTTCACCTCTGGTGGCGGAGGTGGCGGAGGTGGCGGATCTGGTCGCAGCCGTAAGACACCAAAAACCAGTATCGATGGACGACGCGGGCCTCGTGGTGGCAAATCAGGTACCAGGGCGGAGCAAGCACGAGCGAAACGTGAGCAGCAGGCCAGAAGCCAGCAATTCAGAAGCAAGGCTACGCCAACAACAGCAAAGCTGGCTTACAAGAAAACACAAGGCGAAGCACGCAAAGCAGCCAAGGCTGCCACGAGCAGGGCAAGCCAGCGTCGCTCAAATCCAGCGGCAAAACGTGCTCGGGACATGGCAAACAGGACTGGTACGGCCAAAGGCAGGTTTTACGAGGATGGGCAGACTCGGACAACAATGAGTTTGGCTCAACTGCGATCTGCCGTTCGTGGTTACGCCAGATCACAAGGAGTTAATAACAGGCAAGACTTCTTAGAGCAGGTATCGCTAGCCGCTAACTTGACGCGAACAGGCGCCAGGGGCATGGCTGAAGGACGAATGCCAAAAACTCGCGGTGAGTGGGAGCAAATCTATAAAACTTTGGTTCGCGTTCCTGATTACACCAGAGGGCAAAAGCAACGTCGTGGAATGGTCAACGGTATTGACATTCACAGAGATTTCAGGCCATGGGCTGTATTCGGCCTGAATCCCAAAACAGCAACCGCACAGGATGTCAGAAACAGGTTCCGCAAGCTAGCGATCAAGGTTCATCCTGACACTGGCGGCAGCGCCAGGGATTTCGAGCGGCTGAAGCAGATGCGCGATTCGATGTTGGCATTCAGGCCAGCATCAAAGACAGCCGGCAGCAGCAGGCGCCGCAGCAAACAGGCTGCATCGGCATCACCTGCTGCAACCGGGCCGATCAATAGCCAGCGATTGTTGCCGCCATCACGCACCACTAAGCCGCCGCGCAGACGTCGCAAGCCGGCAAGCTGAGTTACTGAGCATCAGCAGCCGTGGCCCGAACCTACAAGCGAGACAGCCGCGGACGGTTCGCGGGCGGGGGAGGATCCAGCGGCGGCGGCAAGAAGGCATCAGGCGGGAAGCGGAGCGGTCCGAAGACCACCAGCGCCAGGGGAAGGGCACTGGCCAATCAGCGACGGGCAGCGGTGCAGGTTCGAGCGAACCGCGGCGGCACGGGGCCGAGTGCGAGAGCTGTTCGATCGATGCTCACGGCTCAGCGAGCACGGGCGTTCTATGAATCGACCGGGACCGGCACGAAGCGATCGGCCATGCGGGCGGTAAGCAGCACGGCAAAGGCCAAGGCCGCACGGGCAGAGACGCGGGCGAAGCGGCAGGCAGTGAGGGAGAATGCGGCGAAGCGACCGAAGGCGCAGGCAGTGGCAAAAACGACATCACGGCGGTTGAGCGGTATGGGCCGAGCGCCTGCGACGAGGCTGCCAGCCGCAAACTCTGACGCATACAAATACAACAAGTCCGGCTTCATTGCCACCCCACAGGAAAGAGCACGGATGCGCGGCAGGGATCGCGCTCGTGAAAAGAACGCTGCTCTCGCGCAGCAACAAGCAGCAGGAGAACTTAGGGCGGAACGTCGAGCTGCAAGAAAGATGACATCAGATCGCACAGAGATTATGAGCGTGCTTCGCCACTCGCCAACGTTCAACGCGGCCGAAAGATTTATGCAGCGTTTTGCTAAGCGAGTTGACGAAAACTTTAGACAGGGCGTTCAGCTTGAACGCCAAAAGTCGGCATTGACGGCCAAGGCGATCAAGATGCAGCAAAAAGCAGCAGAGCGAAAAGCTCAGGGCAAAAAGATTACTCAGACCATGGAATCAAACTTTCAGCAGCTCAGGCAGCAGATTGCCAAAATTGACAGAAGTTTGACAACGCGACGTAGGGCGATGGATGTTTTCCGCAGCCAGTCTCGGCGCGTGACGATCAACACCAGAGAGCGCAGCAGGTACTGATGCCCTAACCGGCAACCTACAGCATGCCCCTCCCCGCCACCGCTCAAGCTCTTCACGACCTGCTGGCGGCTGATCCGATCATCAGCGCTGGCCTCGGCACCTACACGTTCGCCAACGGCTCGCAGATCCCGGCGATCGCCGTGCTGTTCGGCAATGAGCACCTGCCGCCTGGTACCACGGTCAACGGCGTGGAGGTAACGATCACAGCCCTGCCCGGTTACGGCTCACAGCCGCTGCTGACGTTCGAGACGCTGCTGAATCCAACCTGGCGGATCTACATCGCCGGTTGGCAGTCGGCCGCCACCCTGCAGGCCATTGCGCAGCGGGTGATCGCCATCCTGCCTGGCGCTACCGCATCGGCGCCAACACCAGATCCACCCGGTGAAGGCATGGGGGTAATCGATCAGATCGTGGTGGCGTGGACCAATCCTGTTGCATCTGTGGAGGCTTGATCAATGGCGGACTACACCATCACGCTTGATGCCGATCCTCAGCAGGTGCTGCAGGCATTCCGGCAGATTGAGCAAAATGCGCAACGTACTGGGCAGGTCATCGGCGAGCGCTTCGGCGAGGGCGTCAAGAGGTTTTCCACGGAATCGCTGGCTGGCATGCAGGCCGAGCTGAACCGCCTCCAGCAACGGCAGCTCACCGTCGGTGTCAACACCGCAGCGTTTGACAAGCTCGGGCAGCGGATCAATGAGGTTCGAGCGCAGCTTGATGCTGCTAGCCGCAAGCAGCTGTCGATCGGTGTAGACGATCGATCTGTGACGGCATTGCAAGCTCGCCTTTCAACACTGCAGGGCGAGCTGAACCGCGTTGCCATCGGCAGCAAGCGATTCCGAGAGCTGCAGGATGCAGTTGAAGCCACCAATCGCGAGCTGGCCAAGGCCGGCGAAAGCGCCGATGGGTTTCGCCTCCTGGATGGCGTCGTAGAGGGCATCGGCATTGGCATCACCAACTCCGTATTGGGTGCCGCCAGTGCTGCGGCCAATGCGCTGCAGGGCCTGGTGATGGACTACGCCCGGCTCGATACCGAGTTACGGCAGGCTGCAGCCGCAGACGGCACTGCCGGCGCCTATGACAAAATCGCCAGCGCGGTCGATCGTGTTGGCATCGAGGCCGCCGGCAGCACTCAGGACGTTGCCGCATTGGCTACTGAGCTGATTCGTGGTGGCATGACCGCCGATCAGGTTGGCGCATCACTGGGCGATATTGTCCGAGGCGCGGAAGCCACTGGCACGGCCTACGCCGCAATGGGCTCCAATGTATCGGCAGCGCTCAAGGGTTTCGGCCTGGCTGCCAGTGATGCCCGCCGCGTGGTGGACGCAATGGTGACCGGTGCCAATGCTTCCGCTACCAGCGTGGAAGGCATGGGCATGGCGTTCAAGTACGCCGCGCCAGTAGCAAAGATCCTGGGTGTTTCAATCGAGGACCTGGGTATTGCCGTGGGGTTGCTCACTAATGCTGGTATCGATGCGTCAGAAGCTGGCGTGACCCTCCGTAATGGCCTATCGAAGCTGGCCAGCGCTGCACCGCAGGCAGCAGGTAGCACTCAGCAGCTGTCCGGACAAGCCGCGGATGCTGCGCGAGCAATGCGCAGCCTTGGTGTCAATATCTATAACTCAAACGGCACCCTAAAGCCCATGCGCGAGACACTGCTTTCGCTCAAGGGTGCATTTGACAAGCTAGGGCCATCAGCCAAAATCCGCCTTGCTGCAAGCCTTTTCGGCGGCGAGGATGACGGCACAAAATGGCTTGCATTGCTCAATCAAAGCAATGAAGAGATCATCAAGATGTCTGACACTATGAGCAATACAGGCGGTGCAACCGATAAAGCTCGCGATGCAATGCAGGGCTTTGAGATGTTGACGAAACAAATCAGCGGAACAATCGGTAGCCTGGGCAATGTACTGGGAAAGGTTACCGTTGCTGCGCTAACGCCTTTTGTGCAGGTGGCCAATATCTTGCTCGGCGTGATGTCATCACTACCGGGTCCGGTTAAAGACCTGATCGCTGGAATGGTGCTGCTTACTGGTGGTGTCATCGCAGCTACGGCTGCTACGGTGATCTATCAGCGTGTGATGGCATCAGCTATAGCGCAAAAGTCTATCGCTGAAGTCACAGCACTTGCAAGTGCTTTTCGCACACAGCTCAGCGGTGGCATTACGGCAGCGGCGTCAAGGCTGCCGATGTTGATTGGTGGCCTGACAAACCTGCTGCTGCGCATGGGATATGTGATCCTCGCGTACAACCTGTTCAAGGCAGTTACCGGCGCCAATGAAAGAGTTGGCAAAGGATTTGCCGAGCGACTTGCCGAAACAAAGAAAGCCCTAGAAAGTATCACACCAGCAGCGGAAAAGGCCGGCAAAGCACTTGATGGCAGCGTAAAGGTTGACGGAGTAGAGCAGTTTCGTAGTGATATGCGGAGCTTCTTCGATATTGTCGGCAACTTTTCTCGCGCCGCTGATCTCAACACCATACGGGATCAAACAGCGCAGCTTCAATCTGCATTTGACGGGGTACAGGACTCTGCAATGCAGACTTTCGAGGCGCTGAAAAATGCAACCACTCTCACAGGAGAGCAACGCAAAGATCTAGGCGATCGCATCAAGGCGCTTGAGGCCATCAGCATTCAAGCCGATGCACAGGCAAAGGCGTATCGCACGCTTGCCCAGGAATATCGTGCAGCAGGTAGAGCTGCAGAAGCCAAAATTGCAACAAATAATGCCAACGCCATGCAAGCAGAGGCTGAAGTAGCAAATCGCCTGATTATCGGATTGAGAGAAATCGCAGTTCGCACCGAGGGCGCAGCTGCAGCGTCCGAGCAGTTCATGACTGTAACCGAACGTCTCACGGAGGCTACGCGTGCGCGCATCGCTGCCGAATCGCAGATCAGCAGAATCGATCAACAACTCTCTATTGGTAAAGCCATGCTGGAGATCAGCAAGGCAATGACCGAATCCGATCAATCGCGATTCAATATCAATAAAGCCAGCTTGGATCTTGAAATTAAACAGGCTCAGTCACGTGGCGCTAGTGAAGGCGCCATCGAAGCCATTAGATTGCGCATGGCCAGCAACGATCGCCAATCGCTTTCTGCTCGCTATCGAGCGCTTGTCGATGAGCAACGGATGCAAGCAAGTCTGCTTGAGCTAGAGCAAGCAAGAGAGACTATCTCTAAGCGCATGGAGCTCGGCGATCTTAGAAAAGAAAGACTTAAAGCGGAACAAGAGCTGCAGAAAGCCGCCTCCAATAATGAGAAGAAAGATATTGAGCTGAACATTGAACGGCTAGAAGCGCAGATTCAGCTCAGGGAAAGCGATATTCGGCTGCTGGAGCAAACACAGCCCATTCAGCGGCGCATCGCCGCCATTCAGGCTGAAACCGCACGATCTGCATTGCAGGCCCAGGCGGCCCAGGACGGCTATCGCATTGCCGCTGGTGGATCCCTCGTAGCAGTCAACGCTCTGGCGCAACAGACGCAGCAAATAGCAGAGCGCGAGCTAGCCGCCAACCAGCAACGGATCAGGAACTCCGAGGCCGTTGCCGGCGCAGTGCAATCCATTGGTGCGGCGGAACAAAGCCGGTTTGGCGTTGCCCGTTCTGCACTGGAATATGAACTGCAACAAGCTGAAGCCAGAAAAGCCAACGAACGGGAAATAGCATCGCTTAGGCAGGCGATTGCAACTCAAGATCGACTGGCACTAGAAGCCAAGTATCAGCAGCTGCTGCGTGAACATGAGCTAGAAATGCTCATCCTGGCTATTAAGCAACGGCAGCAAGAAACCACCTTGCAAATGGGCGTGCGCGCAATAGAGCTTGACCTCAGCACCGCACAGATAAACCAGCTTCGCGCCAGGGAAAGCGGTGACCAAGCAGCTATCGCCGCCGCTGATAATCTGGTTCAGAAACAGCAGATCCTGCTTGCGGGCGAACGCGAAAAGCTCCGGCTGACTCGTGAGGCGAATGCGCTCGAACGAGCAACAATAGTGATGCGGCAAAGTGCTGCGATCAATTCCGTCCGCGCCGAACAGGCATCGCGTGGCATGCCTATCGCGCCTGAAAACACTGCGGCGCAGATGCAAGCACAGCTAACGATCAATCGAGCGCTAGGTAGCGTATTGCGAGAAAATGCACAACTTGCCAATGCTCAGTCCACGGCGGTTTCTCAAAATCAGCTTTATGTAAGCAGGGCTGCTGACGGTTCTATCGTTATCACAAATAGCCTCCTGGAATCGGCTCGTGCGGCACAGGAAATCAACAATGCGAACCTGGCTGGCGGCATGCGTGCTGCTGCCGATCAGGCCGAACGGTTCTTGGTCTCGCTGCGTTCTGCTGCTGCACTGCCCGCCGCCAGATTTGCCGGCGGCCCTGTCGAAGCAGGTGAGTCTTACCGAATCAATGAGCTGGGGCAGGAGGCGTTCCTGTCTGCTGGTCGGCTGTCGATGATCGACGCGCCGCCCAATAGCATCTGGCGTGCCCCGTCAGAGGGTGTCGTCATCCCAGCTGGCATCACCGCCCGGCTGCAGGGCCGCACGCAGGCCACCATCTCGCATGGTGGCATCAGCGGCGGCACTGCCGAGCTAGCGATCGAAGTCGGCAAACTGAGGCAGGAGGTCGGCAACCTGGCCCGCCGCGACTGGTCTGTTCAAGTCACCCAGCGCACAGGGCCCACTGGCTCCCAGGTGATGCGAACACTGCTGCGCTGAGACCATGAGCATCACCGTCGGCAGCCTCGCCATCCGCAACCTGCAGCAGCTGCCGTTTGAGCACAACGGCGACAGCATCACAGGCCAGACAGCTCGTCGCTGGCCGATCAAGGCGCTGCTCACGCCGGCTGAGTGGCTCACGCTGGATGGCATCTACACCACCTGGCGCAGCGCTCGCCTCGCTGACCCAGACACCATGGTTAGCCTCACGATCGGCAGCACCGTGGCCACCAGCGGCAGCATCTGGGGCATGAGCTGGAGCAATGTTGCCGCCTGGTTCTCTGCTCCGCCGACACCATCCGGCGCCGGCTCCTACGTGTCGGTGTCGTTCGAGCTGATCGATGCTGCACAGCAGCTGGCGGTCATGCTCCGCGGCGAAACTCGCACCGTTGAGACGCAGGACAATGAATCGACCTACGGCACCTACACGCTCGCAGGCGTTGTCCTGAACCTTACCGGTGCCTTGTATGACTACCAGGACGGACCAACGGCTGACCTTAGCGCTGCGGGTGTGCATGTCATTAAGGGCGCCTTGGTGGCGAGCAGGGTGCTGCGCATCCAAGGCTGGACACATACGGCAAACGCTGGTAGCGCCATCCGCAGCTGGTACGAAACCCAAGTGGCAACACTGCCGACTGTCGGTGCGTTTTGGCCCATTAGCCCACCACAGATCGAGCAGGCGCCTGTCATCGTCAATGGCGCCAGAGTGACGCGCTACCTGGTGACGGTTGATCTGTTGGAGGTTCGCTGATGGCCGTTGATCTGCGCGCTGTGGTTGCATCGGACCTAGGACTTGTCATCAGCGGTGACATCGGCGCTAATCACATTTCCGATCGTTCTGGACTGGTGATGACTGCCGGTCGCCTGGTGATCGATGGCCTGTTGGCACCAGCACGCGGCACGGTAGTCAATCTGCTAGTTGCATGCCCGCAGCGCAATGCTGTAACACGGTTTCCGAAGGTGTTGCGGGTGATTCGCAGCAATGCTTACCCTGCCGATCGCAGGACAGAAGTTTCCGTTGGCTGTGCTCTGACGCTATCAAAAGATCGGCGAGATACAGAGAACTATTTTGCGGTTGGCACGAATCCGATCAATGCACAGGACCTGCTGACGTTTTGCCTACAGCGGATTGGCATTGTTCAGGCGCCTGGCACAAGACAGCTGAGTCGCCAGTACCTGCTGCCACAGGTTGATCTATCCCGCGGCTATGTCGAGATCATTGGTGACCTGATCCGATCTGAAGGCTGCTTTGGCAGGCTACGGCCGGACGACAAGCTGGAAATCCTGCCGGCCACCATGCAATCGACCGGCAAAGGTCCAGTGTTGACCACTGCCGATTGGGTGACATTTGAGCCGATTGCATCCGGCAATGAACCGCCGGATCGATTCACCGTCCGGTACAAGGCGGCAGAGCGCAATGCGTCATCAGGGACAGGAGGCAATACAAATGAAACGGTTTCTCCACTGCTTGGGTATTGGACATCAAGCACTACCGAATCGTCGCCAGATTATGTCTACGTGCGATACACAAACAATCAAGGCGTCGAAAAATCATTCAGCTATCTGAATCGAGTCAGGAGCACCAGTAGCACGGAATACCGGATGATTGAATACAGAGATAAAGACGGCAAAACACAGCGCCAAGACGTTACCAGCTACAAAATTGACATCAAAGAAGCAGCGGCAGGTTCGGTCAACTCCAGCCTGCTATCCAGCGTTCAGCGCTGGGACCTAGCGGTGGCCGGATTAAATCCAGGGCTTTTTTCTGTCCCCGTCGAATCTGTTAATCAAACCTGGTACGAATACATATCAACAACCGATGGTCCGATGCTGGTACGCGAGGTCACTGAACAGAGAGTGAGCGAACTTGAGCTCGCAGCTAGCCTCAGTATTCCTGACTATGTAACGTTGGTGCCGTCTATCGGTGGCACCTTTGTGCCCACGCTGTACTACATGCCAGGGCTAGGAGCTGAGTACACGTCAACTCGCACGGTTGTCGAGTACGAAACAGTCACCATCAATGTCGGTGGTGGCCTTACAAGAACCGTCACCAGGACCAAGACCAGCCGCTGGATGTCACGGGGGCTGACGCAAGAAGGACAGCAAGAGTTTCAGTGGCTCATCAAAGAAAGAAAGACCGATGCAATTATCCCTACGATTGTCCAAGAATACAGTGCATTGAAGTTTGAGGGCACCGAGGTGCAGACCAGCGAAGGCAAGCCCGCAATCGCAACCAGGCCTCAACCGCAAGATGTTGCAGCGGCAGGCATTGCGCAGAATGGCACCGCAGACAATACGGTTACCGGAGTTGTGCTTTACACCGCTGGCATGCCGTCCAATAACGTCACCACCACAGCAACGTATGACATGCCATTTTGCCCAGACGATGTAACCACAGCAGGCGTTGCGCAGGCAGCAGCCCTGGCATTTGGGCAATCGGAAGCGGCGCTCGATGTTGGCCACGCTTACGGATTCAATGTCGTCACGAGCTTTGATCGGCTCCCAACACCTGAACTCTCACCGGTTTACATCCGCCTAGCAGGCATTGAGGTTGCATTCCTGACCGATAGCCTCAGCTATGCGTTCGACGCCTCTGGCATGGTGGTTAGCAGTGACTTGATGCTGCTAGGCGTCACCGGGTACTACGGCAGCACTGCGCCTGCTAGCAGCTGGATACAACTGTCAGTGCCGACGTCTGCATTGCGGCAGACAGGGAACACTGCCGCTGATGCTGTAGCGGCCAAGGCCAACACGATTGCGTATCCATCCGCCTTTAATCCTCGCAATCCTGCAGCTGTATTTGCATTGCTTGGCAATACCGGTGTTGACACGTTCGCTGCGTACAAAGCCGATCAAACGGTAATTGGCCCGACCCTGGTATTTGACGTGCTTACTGCCATGGCTGGTCCACTGGTCGCCATGGTGGAGCTGGATTATCCGTTTGATACCGGCACCGAATCTCTCAGCGCCCTGACTGGTGTGCTGATCGCCTACGACGAGTGGTAACGGCAAGCTGCAAGACCTACCGCCGCTACTGCCGTGACGTTTGCTATTACGCCAGGAGAGCTTGAGTTTCAGTATGGACTGGCGCTCAATGGACAGACCTACAAAATCTTTGCCGCCACGACCGGATCGCTGACGCTCGCCAGCACGTTGACGGCATGGGAGGCTGCAGAGATTGCCACAATCAACGGCTACGCAGCTCTGACGGGCACCCTGCCAGCTGGCACCTATGACGCGACTGCAGGCCGATACACTCCGCCCATAATCAGCGGCCAGTTTGGCCCGGCAACTGGTGCCGGCTTTCAGTTCGATGCCATGGTGATCAAAATCGGGACCAGCCGCACACGACCGTATGCGGTGCGACTGCTGCCAGCTCCGGTGCTGCTGATTGCAGGTCAAACTCGATCGTTTGAGATCACGATTGGCACCAAGGTCTGATGTTAAATCTCACCCTAGAGGATGTACCATTTGCAATTCTTGATGCAGTCCAGGCTCGAATCCTGCGTAGCCGTGCGAGGCGTGATCCGCCGGCACGTCCACGGCCATCGTTGCGGCCACGACCCCAGCAGCGACGGTTTGGCGCCAGCAGCAGCCGATGGGTACGGCCACAGGCCGCTGTAGCTCCAGTTCAGAGGAGCCCAATTGGGCATCTCTGGTGGTTCGGCAAAGATGAAGGCATCACCAATTTTGGCGTACGATACGATTCACTGTTTGGCCGTGTGACATATAGAGAGTGGTTTGTCGGATACAGATATACAACGCGGCTGTACTGCGGCAACGGCACACAGTATATAGAAATTAGCCATGGCCTGCAGCAAGGCCAGATGTTGGCTGGTTATTCTGGTTTTTCGGTAGGATCCACTGTTGGAGCTACCATCGCTGAAGCGGGTGAGCAGGGATCTGATCTGTTCGTTATGCCAGCAGGCAGGGACAACATGATTGTATTGTTTTTTGCATGGAACTATAGGTCTTACATCAATACACTGGTTGAAATTGAGGAGTATTTTGGCGAATCATACGGTTCTATTGTGGCCAGCGCCAAGCGACCGGCGACAGGCACGTCGTCGGTCGTAGGAGGCCTGGAGTACGTACCGTTGTCTAGCTTCAGCAAGGCAGAGCAGGTCTCATCGGTTGTTAGAGCTTTTGTATGCAGCAATACTGGCATCAGGGAGATCACGGTGCCATCTGGTTTTGCAGGCATCCGCAATGCAATTTTTTCTCAGTCTGTGCAGGACCATCGCTTCACCCATCGAGACGGGCTCAGTAACAGATTTTTTTATGCTGATTCCACGATTCCAGTTTTTACCAGGCGATGGACCTACGCCTCGCTTGAATCCACCGCAGGCATGTCAATCTTCAGGGGTTACCCACGGACTCCAGCGGTTTACCACGTAGCGTGCAGCGCCTTGCCGCCAGCGTCTTTTGCTTGGAGCAATGTTATCGGCAATATCGTGCAACCAATCAATCCGCGCCTTGGCTGGATTGTGGATGAAGGGATTAGAGGCCACAATGGATACGACTACATGGATAGCAGGCCGCTGTACTACCGTCAGCTGCTGCGACCGATCGCCCAGATTCCTGATACATGGAGAGACGATCCATCAACTTATAGCGAAGAACAACCAGATCGATCGCATCGACTGCATCCAAATCGCATTGAGCCAGAAGGTTTCAGCCTCTTTTCATCATTTGACCTACCGTCTGGACTGCGTGCTGTGTGGGACTGGGATAATCCGGGATACTGCCGTGACGTATGCCTAGCACTGGGGTTCCGTGCCGCTGATCTTCAGCCATGACCGAGCAGCAGCAACCCATCACCGACGAACAGGCTGCCCTGGTGGATGCCGCGCAGATGCGCATCGCAACGCAGCGCCTGAAGCTACAGCAGAAGCAAGAGGCCCGGAAAGCTGGAAGGCCATAGGCGTGATGCCCAGTGCCCGACCCCACCACCGTTGATACTCAGTCCCTGGAGGATGCCGCCAGCCAGACCACAGACGCCGGCAACGGCGACGACAGCCTCTCCGATATTGAGCGACTGAAGCATGCGTTAGAGCGCGAACGCAAGGAGCGCAAGCAGGCCGCTGCCCGTGCCGCGCAACTGGAGGCGCAGATCAAGCAGGCGGATCAGATCAACCCGCAGGTGATCCAGGAAGCCATCGCTCGTGCTCAGCAGGAGGAAGAGAAGCGCCGGTTGATCGAGGAGCAAACCGGCATCCGCCTGCGGGAGCTGGAGGGCAAGTACCAGGAGCAGCTGACCAAGGTGACCCGCGACCTGCAGGCCGCCAAGGAAGCCGCCGAACGTGAAGCCGTGCGCGTGCTGGCCGAGAAAGCCTTCCTTGCCGCCAAGGGCAGTGTCGAGGCCAGCAGCGTTGATGGCAAGACACCTTTCGACTACATCTGGCTGGCGTTCAACGATCGATTCCGCGCCGACAGGCAGGGCTTGTACCTGGTGGATGGCGATGGCGATCCGGTGATCGACGAGGAGACCGGCAAGCGGTTGCCGCCCAACAAGTGGTTTCAGAAGCTGCGGCAGGACCCCGTGCATGGGCTGCATTTCCAACCCGAGTACGGCTCTGGCAGCGGCGCCCGCGGTGGCCGTGATGGCCGCGTGACCAGCACGAAGGATCTCTCGAAGCTCAGCACTAGCCAGCTGTTTCGTGAGGCATTCCAGCGCAAAGGCACGGCTTGAAGCCGCAGGCAACTTTGCGCAGACCCGGTAGGCGTGATGCCCACCAGCGACCAGGCGTGACGCCATCCAACCAAACAACCCCTAACCAGAGATGGGACTGACTCTTCTGGAGGCGGCTAAGTCGGAGCAGGATCCGGCACGCCTCGCTGTAATTCGTGAACTCTCCGAGGGAGAGCTGATGGGCGTGATTCCGTTCCAGGACGTGGAGGGCGAAGGCGTCTTCTACGACCAGGAGGGCGAGCTGCCTGCTGTCGGCTTCCGCGGCATCAACGAAACCCTGGACGCCACCTATGGCGTGCTCAACCCCCAGGCCGAGAAGCTCAAGATTCTGGGCTCCGAGATTGACGTGGATACCGCCATCATCGATATGCGCGGTCCGCAGGCAATCGCCGATCAGGTGCAGATGAAGGTCCGCTCCATGCGGCTCACCTTCGAGGATCAGTTCATCAACGGTGACGAAAGCGCCAACCCTCGCGCCTTCGATGGCCTGAAGCGCCGCATCAACGTCGGCAGCTCCCAGGCGATCAACATGGGCACCGCTGCCCTGTCGTTGTCGGCACTGGACGAACTGATCGATGCCGTTGACGCCATGGGCGGCAACAAGGTGCTGATCATGAACCAGAAGCTGCGCCGTCGGCTCTCGGCCGCGTCGCGTGCGACTGGCGTTGGTGGCTTCATCAACTACACGCAGGACGAGTTCGGCCGTCAGGTGCAGATGTATGGGGACATTCCCATCATCACCACCAAAGTGAACGCTCAGAACCAGCAGATCCAGCCCTTCAATGAGGCCAGCTCGACCACCAGTATCTACTGCGTGGCCTTCGGTGATCTGCTCACTACCGCCTTGCAGGGCCGTGCCCGCGGTCAGTTTGGCGTCAGCGTGCGCCCGCTGGGCGAGGTGCCGGATGCGCCGGTCGATCGCACCCGGATTGAGTGGTATTGCGGCACAGCCATCTACAACGGTCGGTCTGCCGCCCGTCTGTATGGTATCACCGATGCGGCCGTAGGGGCCTGATCAATTCATCTAATCCTGGAGACTCATCATGGGAGCACGCTCTACTGGCCTTCTGCCCCGGAGGGGCTATACGATCGACGCGCTGACCGTTCTGGTTGGTGCCGTCGCTGCTGGCGCCCGAGGCCGCGACGCCGAAACCCGCACCGGTGCCGCCCGGCTCCTGAATACCCGCCTGGAGGCCCAGGACGTGTTCAAGGTCGTGGTGCATGGCCAGACCAGCAACTCGGCTGGCGGCTACATCATCGAGGCCGCTCACGTGCCCGAGGGTGGCGCCCTGTCTGACGCCTCGACCTACGCGCCGATCGCCACGGTGACCTGCGCGCCTGGCATCAATGAGATCGCGCTGAGCGGTGCTCAGATCCGCGAGCTGGTTCGTGCCGCTGGCAGCGTTACCGGTGACGTTCGAGTGGTGGCCATCCGCGCTACTGCCGGCACGAAGACCGCTCAGGTGGCCGGCAATGGTGTCTTTGTGCCCGTCGGGACCAACACGATCAGCCTGCAGACCGAGTGCTGCTGATCGCCTGATCACACCATCACGGGGCCCCAATCGGGGCCCTTTACATCATGGGATTTTCGATACCGCAGGGGATGACCCTGGAGCAGGTGCTGTTGGCAATGGGGCAGGCATCTGAGCCGGAACCGGAGGAGAAGCCAGCCCGTAAGCGTGCGCGGGATGCCGCGGGAAGGATGATGGGAGACGATCCGGCGACGGCTGAGAACGAGGCCTGGCAGGAAAGCTGATCCATGCCACGCATCACCCCCGCGACCTACACGCTCCGAGTTCCCCAGCGGGCGACGCTGGAGGAATCCATGGTGCTCAAGGCCAGTGGGCAGCCGCTGAACTTGACCGGCTACACAGTCCTGGCTTCGATCTACAAGCTGGTTCAACCCGATGGCATCGCTCAGGTTGCGCAACGCGGCGCCAAGATCGCTGATCTCACGGTTGTCTACGTGAACCGTGCAGCCGGCAGCATCAAACTGCGACTTGATCGCAGCGTGACGCGAACCATCACGGAAAGCGGCTACTGGGATCTACTGGTGATTGAGCCAGGAGGAGATGCGGATTACTGGCTGGAAGGACCGGCAACACTTGACATCGGATTGACGGACAACGTATGAGCAACCAAGTTGAGATCATTCAGAGTCAAGCCACTCCGAATGTCATTGAGCTTTCGGCGCCAGGCGGATCTCAGGGACTGCCGGGGCCTGGCGTTGCCGCTGGTGGCAATATCGGCCAGGGGCTGCGGAAGAGCGGCGCTGGCGACTACGAAACTGACTGGGCTGATTTTGCCTCCGTCTCGCTTGCTACTGGCCTTGCTATCGCTCTGGGCTGATGAAGTACACGCTTCCCGCTGCTAACTACAGCTTCAACGCATCCGCTAAGACGATCACGTTTAGCGGAACGATTCCAGCGCGGATTAGCAATGTCATGCACGTTGCTAACATCACCAGAGGCGTAATCTACTTTCAGCCTCAGGCGGGAGTTGCATTTTCTGGTAGCTATACCTCGCCCGTGCTGACGCTTGCGGCAAGCACGAGCGGCCACTCCAGCTCCGATGATCTATTGATCGTCCTGGATGATTCCACCACTGCGCTGACGGACGCTCAGCTGCGAGCTTCGGCGGTTCCGGTAAGCGTGTCTGGTGTTGCAACAGCAGCCAACCAGGCCACGACCAACACCATCCTCGGCAACATTGATGGCGACATCGGGGCGCCTGCTGATGCTGCCGCGAGCAGCGATACGGGGACGTTCTCGGTGATCGCACTGGTGAAGCGTGGCCTGCAGAACTGGACGACGCTGCAGGCGAAGATCCCGGCGCTGGTATCGGGTGCCGTGCCCACATCGCCCAATCTGACCCGCAGCTCCGGCAACGTCGACGCCAACACGCTGCGAACGGTACTGGCCGCCGATGGACCCGCGGTAACGACGCTCAGCAGCATTGACGGCAAGACCGCTGCGCTGATCAACGGCCGCAGCGGCGTGGAGCCCCTGGGGCAGCCCGGCGTGGCCCGGCAGTTGGCGGCATCCAGCACCAGCACCAACACAGCACTGACGACCACCTGCCGGCGGATCAGTGCGTTTGCCCGCGGCGCGGACATCCGGTTCGCGATCGGCTCCAGCAGCCAGACCGCCAGCAGCACGAGCCACTACATCGCCAATGGCGAGAGGCTTGATCTGGTGGTGCCGGCGACGCCGAACATTGCCGTGATCAGAGCCGGCAGCATCGACGGCACGCTGGAAGTTTCGGAGCTGGTCTGATGCGCGGCACTCGCGGTGCTACGCGGTCCAGGGGCCAGCGGCTGCTGTATCCGCCGCCGAGCCTAGATCTGCGCTTCGCCGAGACCAAGAGCCTGACTGACTGGATCAGCGGCCAGAACCTGATCACGTTCAGCCGCGCCAGCAGCGGCACCGTGGTCAACGCTGCGGGCGCCCTGGAGACCGTGGCGAGCAACCTGCCGCGGTTGACGCACAACCCGCTGACAGGCGAGAGCCTGGGGCTGCTGCTGGAGGAGCAGCGGACGAATCTGCTGCTCAATAGCGCAACTCTGAGCACGCAGAATGTCACAGTCACAGCCGTGGCTCACACGCTGAGCTTTACCGGGACTGGCACCGTCACATTGTCTGGTGTCAGCACAGCCGGGCCGCTGGTTGGCACAGGCGCAGGCGAGGTCAATCGAGTCAGCCTCACATTCACCCCAACAGCTGGAACGTTGACGCTGACGGTGAGCGGCACCGTCACAGATGCGCAGCTGGAGGCAGGATCGCTTCGTAGCAGCTACATCCCCACCACCACCGCCGCTGCCACCCGCAGCGCTGACTTGGGGAGCATCACGGGGGCCAGCTTCAGCTCTTGGTATCGGCAGGACGAGGGAACGGTGTTTGCGGAAGGATCGGTAGTACAACCAGTCACCGCGGGAAATCAGTTCTTTTTTCGTACGAGCGATAATGGCTACAGCAATAGTATTGCGTTAAACATTCAATCCACCGGCTTCCCCTCGCTTGCCACATCTGCCGCCGGAGTGTTCGACGGCAATGCCTCAAGCATTGTTTCTTTGCCTGCCAACACTGCGGCCAAATTCATTGGCGCCTATGCAGCAAACAATCTAGGCGTATCTCTTAATGGTGCGACAGTGGCTACTGATTTGTCAGCGACAATACCAACCACGCTAAACCGTTTAGACATTGGTTCTGACCACCTTGGCTTTAATCGGATCAGATCTGGCATCATTCGCCGCCTGACCTACTGGCCGCAGCGCCTGCCGAACAGCAGCCTTGTGGCAATCACCCGATGACCCACTACCTGCGGTTCCCCGATGAAGCCACCGGCATGGCAGCCCTGGGCGCCGCAGGGCTGCTGGTGGTCGATCCCGACACTGGCGAGCAGCGGCCGATTCTGGCCAGCCACAGCCATGCGCTGGATGTGATCGGCCCGATCTACACAGGTGGCAGCTGGGACGCTGAGGGCATCGTGATCGAGCCGCCTGCGTTGCTGCCGGGCTGGCACGTGAACTTCATCGGCAAGCTGCCGGACGGCTGGGATGCCCATCTGGTGGATCCCAGGCGCCCTCGCAGGGTGTTCGCCTAATCACGGAAAGCTGCGCCATGGCATGGATCGAAAACGAAACCTGGGCGATGGAGCAGGGCATTGACGCCCTGAAGGTGTTTGAGCTGTTCAGTGACACTGCGCAGACCGTTCCGTATGTGTTCACCGGCAGCGACGTGAATGCCACGGTTTCAGATGCTAATGGACGTAACGTCTATCCAGTCACGGTAGAAACTGTGCCGGCAAGTGGCATCATTCGGTTGATACTGCCTGAGGCGATCGTCAATAGCCTCAAGGTTGGCGGCACCTATCGCTACGACTGCCTGATGGTGCCGCCCGGTCCTGTCAACGACTATTTCGTCGCGACCGGTCCCGTCACCGTGGCATTGCGCAGCAGCAGGAGGGATCCATGACCTGCCCAGCTGTCGTTCGTGTCACGGTTCCAGTCGGCCCTGCCGTCGTCCGGGTGACAGCAGCCAGTGGTCCTGCCGTGGTTCGGGTCGTTACGCCTGGGCCGCCGGGGCCTGCTGGGCCGACCGGTGCAACTGGAGCAACCGGTCCACAGGGACCAGCTGGAGCCACAGGGGCACAGGGGCCTGCAGGTGCCACAGGACCAACTGGAGCCACAGGCCCCCAGGGCCCCCAGGGTCCCGCCGGTGCTGCCGGCCCTGCGGGCCCCCAGGGCCCCGCGGGAGCAACTGGCCCCGCTGGTCCCCAGGGCCCCCAGGGCGCGACCGGTGCCACTGGGAGCAACGCCTATCAGGTTGCCGTTGCCAACGGATTCGTCGGCACCGAGGCGCAGTGGTTGGCGTCGCTGGTGGGTCCGCAAGGCGCCGCAGGCCCCCAGGGCGCCACCGGAGCGACCGGCCCCCAGGGCCCCGCGGGAGCGGCTGGTCCTGCCGGCCCCCAGGGCCCGCAAGGACCCCAGGGGGATCCTGGTCCTGCAGGCGCCACAGGACCAGCTGGATCCACGGGTCCGCAGGGCCCGCAGGGGCCGCAGGGTGATCCAGGTCCTGCAGGTGCCACAGGAGCCACGGGGCCAGCTGGACCGGCTGGAGCCACAGGGCCACAGGGGCCGCAGGGTGATCCAGGTCCTGCAGGTGCCACAGGCCCGCAGGGCCCGCAAGGACCAACCGGCGGCGGCGCCGCGAACTACCAGGAGTTCCTGTCCAGCGGCACCTGGACCAAGCCGGCTGGGGTGACGATGCTTTATGTGGAGGTGGTCGGCGGTGGCGGCGGCGGCGGGAGCGGCCGGCGGGGGGCAACCAGCACCATCCGGGGCGGTGGCGGCGGTGGCAGCTCCGCGAAGTTCTCCTCACGCTGGCTGCCTGCTAGCGCATGCGGTGCCACGGAGGTCGTCACGGTCGGCGCGGCGGGGACCGGGGGAGCAGCGCGAACCACGAACGATACGGATGGTGCTGATGGCACCGGTGGCGGCAGTAGTTCGTTTGGATCGTTGGTGGTTGGGGTTGCATCCAATCCTGGTCTGGCTGGAACTTCTACAGCTGGTGGCAGCGGTGGAGCTGTTGCCAGCTATGGCCAATCATTCACCGGACTGTATGGTTCGTCCGGTACTAGTGGCGGCACCTCTACTGCATCTGCCGCCAATAGAGCAACTTTAGGGCCTGCTGGTGGTAGCGGTGGTGCTGGCATAAACGCATCCAATGGAGTTGGGGCTGTGTCTAGTGGTGGACAAGGATTTTCAGAGCTTAAAAATTCAGGCGCAGTTTTGTCTACAACAGGCGGCGCAGCTGGAACATTTGGCGATGGCGGCACTGGCAGCGCTCCTGGTAACTCAGCCAATGCCGCTGCCGGCGGCAACGGTCAGTTTCCCGGCGGCGGCGGCGGCGGCGGCGGCGGCAGCACCAACGGTTTCAACTCCGGTGCCGGCGGCAATGGCGGCGCCGGTGTCGTTCGTGTCTGGGCCTGGTGATGACCGATCCAATCCCCTACGCCATCCTCAACAGCGATGGCCAATGCATCAATCGCATCCTCTGGGATGGCGATGAGTCCATCTGGCAGCCGCCGGATGGATGCTCGGCGGTCGCTGATCCTGACAACCTCCACCCGATCTACCAGGAGCCGCAGCCACCGGCGGACGTCGATCCGTTGCAGACATTGACTCTGGAGCAGAAGCGGGCGTTAATTGCGCTGCTTACGGCAAGCTAGTGCAATCGTTCGTTACGCATGACTCCCAGCCCGTTCTGGAGCGAGGTCAAAGCGCAGGCTGCTGCTGGTACCGTCGTGATCATTATCGGCAGCATCCTTGCCGGTATTGTCTACCTCATTCATACAGTCCCACGGCAACTGGATGAAGTGTTAGACAACCAGGCGCAATCCAAGGGTCGCATAGATGTGCTGGAACGGAAGGTGGACAACCAAGGCGAACGATTGATACGCCTGGAGGCCCAGAAATGATCAAACTTGTTACCACCACGCTGATCAGCTGCGTTGTGTTGTCCGCTATTGGTGGATTCGGAGCACCGTTGCTCTGCCGGCAGTCCGCAGATCAGGAGAAGTGCGGCGATCAATGGCGCGTTGCCGCCGCAGGTGCTCTCACCGCAGCCGGCAGTCTCGGCACCCTGCTGGCCAGGATGGCAGATACGGATCAGCCCTGAGCCTGCTGCACCCGACGCAGCTGGTAGCCCTCAGCGATGTCATCGACATAGCCTTCCAGCTCGCGGGTGCTGGTGGTCCTGGTGCCGACGATCAGCAGCTCGGCATCCTCATCGATCTGGTGGCTCCCGTTCCGCGTCGGCTTCGCACGGGCGCCAATCACGCCATGCAGCAACGCACCAGCGGCCCGCATCGTGCCGGCTGGCAACAGCTCGAACTCTCGGCCGAAGATGCACTGGCGGCTTCCTGGCAGTCGATACAGCAGCTCCTCACCCCATGCCAACGTCGGTGCTGTCATCGCCCTGCAGGGACTGCCGCAGGTTGCCGGGAAAGCTCGATCAGCAACCCCGCCACCATGGGCAACATCCCGCTCTGGGACTACGCACGGTTCACGCGAGATAGCAGCCATCACCGGGCGTTCTGGAACGCCCTGGACGATGCGCTGACGCCAGAGCAGAAGGCCCGCATCGCATCCGGTGGCGATCTGCGCGGCATCTGGGAGGCACAGCCCGCTGAAGCCGCACCGGTCGCGCCGACGGGCACGGACTGGCTTACGCCATGCCGTCGCATCGTGCGGGAGTTCGAGGGCTGTCGACTCCAGGCCTACCCGGACCCCGGTACTGGCGGTGACCCGTGGACGATCGGCTGGGGGCACACCGGCCCTGAGGTGAAGCCTGGCCTGACCTGGACCCAGCAACAGGCCGACGCAGCTCTCGATGCCGAGCTGTCCCGCGTTCGCTCTGCTGCTGTTGCCCTGCTGCCGATGATGCCGCGGTGGAACGGTGCCCAGCAGGCTGCGATCATCTCGTTGACCTACAACATCGGTACCGGCGCCCTGGAGGCCAGCACGCTGCGTCGACGCCTGCTGGCGGGCGAGGATCCAGGCACCGTCGTGCGGCAAGAACTGCCGCGCTGGAACAAGGGCGGCAACGGCGTGATGCCAGGCCTGACGCGACGCCGGGCGGCAGAGGTAGCGCTGTTCATCGGTGCAGCTGATGCGCCAATCTGGCCGGCCGGTATGGTCGGCCCTCGCAAGCGGCCTCCGCTCAAGCCTGGTGATCACCATCTCATCGCTGATGACCGCTCGCAGACCCTGACGGCATTCACCCACGACGGTCGCCAGCTGTGGAAGATCCCCTGCCTCTGCCGCGGGCAGGGCGGCGAGGCCGAATGGAACACCACCGGCAGCGACACACCACCAGGCCTCTATCGCATCGGCAGGGCTTATCGCGACTACGAACAGGATCCATCGGAGCGGTTCACCCCTGATCGCCGCGCCTATGGCTGGTACTCGCTGGACCTAGAGGGGCAGGAAGGCCAGGAAGGCCCCGGCAGCAGCAATGGCCGCGACGGGATCATGATGCACGGCGGCGGCTCCGCCTGCGGCTGGCCTGGCGCCTGGGCGCCGCGGCAGGATCTGCATCCCACCCTCGGCTGCATCCGCTGCCATAACCAGGATCTCAGAGAGCGGATCCTGCCGCTGCTGAGCCTCGGGACCGTCTGGGTATCGGTGCTGCAGGAACGTGCCTGATCGCCACCGCATCGACGGGGTGGAGCTGGTAACCAAGCGTGACGGCAAGGCTAGGCTCAGGCGCGGTATCTTCGAGGCATGGGGCAATGGTTGCGCCTACTGCGGTTGTCCGGCGGACACACTTGATCATGTCCGCCCGCTGGCGCGTGGTGGCCTCACGGTGCGGGAGAACCTGATCCCCGCCTGCTCGGGCTGCAATCTGCGCAAGGGTCACGCCGACGCCTTGACGTGGTTTCGCGCCCACCACGGCTGGACGGCCGATCGAGAAGCGCGGCTGCTGGCCTGGATCGCCTAGACGCCAGGCTCATCTACCTCCGACGGGCCGCGCTCCGGGATTGCCGGGCCGATCACCGGTGGCTCAATGCCGCGGGCGCGACACAGGGCCTCGAACTCCGCTGTCGCGCCGGTGCCGCTGGGGCCCTCCACGCACATTCCCAGCCCGCAGATCCGCCAGATCGCCTGGCCATCGCGGATGACCATCTCCCTGGTGGGCAGGCTGCGCTGATCCATCGCCGCTGCGTCGCTGTCACAGGTTGCCGTGCGCTTTGTTGACCACATCAAAGGAGAACTTGTCCATAGCGCACAATGGGGGGGGGTAGTGGTTGAGTCGTTCAGCCGGCGCTGCTGTCCGGTGCGGCCAGCGGCAGCAGGCACTTGTCGGAATCGCAGCCGGCCGGACCGGCATCGATCAGTTCGCCGCTGTCATAGCGACGCAGGGCCTCGAAGAAGTCCTGGCTGCGGCGACGGGCCTTCACCTCAGCCTGTCGCTGCTGGTAGGTGGCTTGATCGATCGGCTCGAACGGCAGCCGCGGGAAGGTGGCGTTGGCATCAAACCGCGCCAGCAGGGCGGCGGAGATGTAGCCATCGTCGTTGTGGATGGCGTGATGGATCGCACCTGCCAGCGGCTCGATCTCATGCTCACGCAGCTCCACCGTGGCCGAGGTGTTGTGGGTTGTGTAGTGCCTCTGTACCTGCATGTAGAAGTCGAACTGGGCCAGGGCCGAGAAGCGGTTGATCTCCACAACATCGGCACCGGGCAGGTTGGCCCAGCTCACCTCGGTGGGAATCTCCACCAGCCATTCGCTGCAGCGCGGATCAAACGGATCATCAAGCAGGCGGCCCTGTTCATCCTTGTCGGACTGGGAGGGCACAATCGTGTAGCCGTAATCCAGGCAGGCCAGGGCCACCGGATCATTCTTGCGGAAGGTGATGCGGCGGATAAACCGTTGGGCCTTGGGGGGATGCCAGCCCGGCGACGCCCCCGTCAGCAGGCTCTTGGTGCCGGCGGGTTGCACGGTGGTGCAGCGATTGGGACGGCGCAGGCCGTGGCGATCGCAGTAGTCCCACACCACATCGTTCACAATCTGCCGCCAGCGGTTCAGGTACTGGGCCTCGCTGGCGCGGAATGCACGGCCCTCCTCGCTGTCGGGGCGGCCGGCCTCCCACCACTGCAACCAGGGCGTGCCGAAGGCATGCACACAGAAATCAAACAGGCCGGTGAAGCTCACACCTACGATCGGATCCAGGATTCGGCTCTGGTGATAGCGCTCTACCTCGAAGCGATGATTCAGCAAGCTGGCTACCGACAGCGCCGCCGCCCGGAAAGCATCCTCCTGATCCTGCCGATCGTGGGGATCGATGCGATTGAGATGCACTTCTGACAGGTTGCAGTGATAATCGGTGCCAATTATTTCGCCGCAGGGGTTGAGACCATAACGACTTAAGCGATGCTCCAGTTCCGCCGGGCTCATCTGCGGCTGTCGCTGCAGCAGCCACTGGCCGGCCTGGTGGCGACCCTGCTCGCAATAGAGGCTGATGAAGGCCTGACGCAGCTCCGGCGTGGGGAGCAGATCGGCATTGGAGCGGGCGATCGCTTCAGGTGCGAACTGGATCGCCCCTTCGCCCGACTGAAACTGGCGCTGCACCGCCTCACGCACCACCTCCAGGCTGGGGCGATCGTGAAACACCCGCGTGTGGTTCGCCATGCGCAGCGCATCCCGCTCCGGATCGATGCGCCAGTTGCCCTCGGCATCCTGCTGCCAGAGGTTGGCCTTGGCGGTGGCCGCCTCCTGGTCCTCAGCCGCGAACTGACGCATGCCCGCCGATCGGCGGATGTTGCCGGCCACGATCGTGACGGCCGCTTCATCGATCAACAGGCAGCACTCCACCGAGGTGAGCTGGCGGCCTTGGGCCCTGTTGAGGATCTGCGCCACTCTCCCGTACAGATCGCGCAGCTTGACGGGATTGGCCACCCCGCCGAAGCCCGCCAGCTTCTCGCCCACGGGTCGCACATCGCCCAGATCGACCGCCACCTGCACGGTGCCGGCAAAGCGCTCGTCGCTGCAGAGCTCCAGCAGCAACCGGTAGCTCTGCACCCAGCCGCGGCGGGTGTCGCCCACCTGCAGGAACACCTGCTGACCCTCGATCTGATGGGTGCTGTCCTGGCGGCGCTGCGCCGCGGGGGTGACACCGATGTCGCGCACGACCTCGACGCTGAGGCGGTTGCGTACCACCGGCAGGCGGGAGATCAGCCGGGGCTCAAGGATGGCGCCGGTGCCGCAGCCCATCATCGCCAGATCCATCATCAGGGCGAAGGCATCCCAGTCCACCAGGTTGGTGGAGGTGCAGTTGTAGGCGCCGGAGAAGTTGTCGGGATCCTCGACCCAGGCCGTGCCACCGACCCACAGCCAGCGCCCCGAGGGCAGGGCCTTCTGCTGCCGCTGCATGCGGCGGATCAGATCCACCTCGCTGTCGCGCAGCCGGCCGAGCCGCTCCAGGCCGGTCAGGCTGCGCTCGGACGCCTCCTGCCAGCTTTCGCGACCGCTGGCGGTCTTGCGGCTGTAGGTGCGGTAAAAGACTGGGTTGGCCGCTGGCGCGGTGCTCGGGAAATCGGCTGGCCCTGCCGGCTGCGGATCCTGCGGATCGGTCGCGACAGCCCCCGGGACGGAACGACAGGGGGACAGGGTCACAGGATGCAGCGGCGGGGATGCAGGCACCATAATCAGCGGTTGATCGTGGATCACAGCTTTCCTGGACGCGATGGAGCCTGCGGTAATCATCGGCTACGCGAGGGTGAGCAGCGACGAGCAGGCCGATGCGCTGCCTGCCCAGATCAGCCGCCTGGCCAGCGCCGGCTGCACACGGCTGATCAGCGACATTGAATCTGGCCGCAGCAATGACCGCGATGGCCTGCTGGCGCTGATGGCCATGGTTCGAGCTGGCGAGGTTCGAGAGGTGGTGGTCGATCGGATGGATCGGCTAGGCCGCGATGCCGCCTATACCGATGCGCTGCTGGCTGAGTGTGGCGCGCATGGCGTGACCGTGAGGGCACTGGTGGGCGGCGTGATCGAGACGACTACGCCTCAGGGGTTTTTGATGGCTCGGCTGCAGACCAGCTTGGCCGAGATGGAGTCCCGTATGTTGAGTTTGCGCATCCGCCGGCAATTCACGATCTATCGAGCAGAAGGTCGCCATCTGCGTCGTCGCAAGCCGTTTGGCTATTGCAATGGTCCAAATCATCGCTTAGCACCGGATCCGGACCAGTGGTCAGAAGCGCTGCAAATCTTGCAGGAACTGCGGATGATCGGGTCATTTTCTGGGGTGGCGAGCCGTCTGCCGAACTGGTGCAGCTGGACTCCAGCACCGGGCAGCTTGCAGAACTGGTTCTGCAACCCCGTCATCCGCGGGCACATCGGCCATCACCTCGACAGGCGGTCTGGCCGTGGTTGGCAGCAGCGCTGGGGTGAGATCCGCCGCGATCAGCATCCGCCGTTGATCACAGATGCGGACTGGCACGATCTGGCGGCAATGCTGCGCCGGCCGCGCAACCGGTTTCTGGGCGGCGGCAACACCGAAACCCGCCATGGGCTGACCGGACTGTTGCGTTGCTGTTGTTGCGGCCACCTGCTGCGGCGCAATAGCTCTGCGGGAGTGGTCTGGTGGCGGTGCCGCCATCGGTTGTGCCAGGACCGCGGGGCGATTCGGGAAACGATTGTGCTGCCGGTTGCTGTGAGTGCGTGTGCGCAGGAGGCACGGCGACTAGCCCAGTTGGCTGCAGCACCGCAATCGACCGATCCGGAAGTAGCGGCAATGGTCGCAGAGCTAGAGTTAATGCAACAGATGTCGGCGCGCAATCCCGGCAATCGCGCCATGGCTGCAGCAGTGGCGGAACAGCAGCAACGAATTGACGCCATACAACAAAGCGACCACCAGCCGGCAAGCCCGGAGGTAGTCGCGATGTTGCAGGATCCTGCGTTTTTTACCGGGGCGACACCGGAGCAGCAACGGGTGTTGTTTGCGGCGGTTTTGTCGTCGTTGTCGATCGGTCGCGGTGTTGTTGCCTCCATTCAGGCTCGAAATCTCGCAACCGGCTGAGCAGTGCTTCTCGTAGTGTCATCATTTGTCTAGCTGAAACACTGAACAGTTTTTGGCGAAGGCAAGACCTTCTCTTTCTGGTTCTGGCAGCCCGATGGTGCAGCGACCGTCGATCCATTGAATGCAGTCAAGGCAGCTGATAGCGACAGGGTCAACGTTCATCCACTCCAGCCAGCTGTAGTTGCAGGATCTACAGGTAATCTGGCGACGAATGTTGCCATTTACATTGCGCCTAGTTTCCAGGATCCTGGCCGATCCTGTGCAGTTGGGGCACTTCATCCGCGGCTCCCCTGTACTGTTGCATCGCCGTTGTACCGGCCGGTGATGGCATAACTGCGGCGCGGTGCAGAGCAGGAATGAAAAACAATCTGACCGACTCGCATGCCGGGCCACAGCGGCAACCAGTGGAGTTGTCGGTTGTTGCGCAGCTCTAGTGTCAGCACAGACTGATGCCAGCCTGGATCAAGCCATACTGCCAGGGCCTGATCGGCGCCCTCTCGTGCTCGGCTGGATTTGAGGCGAAACTCACCGGCCACGGTGTTCGGCATGCTGAATGTCTCCATGGTTGGCGCCAGCACAAATTGCCCTGGTCGCCACTGGTAGGGACATGCTTCGGTATGGCGGTGCAGCGGATACGGAACCAGAGCCAGTGATTCTGCGGATTCAATCAACAGGGTATCGCCGAGCCTTACATCCAGGCTGGCTGGATTGAGCAGACTAGGCTCGAATGGTGTCACCATGCCGGCGCGACACAGTGTCTCGATCTGGTAATCGACGAGAATAGACATCAGCGTCGATCCTGTTGTTGCTGACTGGCCTGCAGCAGGAACCTGGCCCAGCCGATGTGAGTCATCAGCGCATGGGTGCCGGGCGGCGTGGGATAAGACTGCTGCCACCAGGTGCGGAATAGAACTTCTAGTTGAGAGTCGGTTGGGTTAAACATGCGCAATACAGTGGTGAGCGAAACTGCAACGAATAGACCTAGTAGGGTGCCGCACGTCAGGCCATGCAGCCAGGCGATCGTCGGCGTCATGGCGCTAATCGAGCCCTGCCGTACCTGGTGGTCAGATACCAGCCGGCAATCTCCGGCGCCCATGCCTGCAGATGCGGCAGCATCAGCTGGCACAGATCGCGGATCTCCTGCTGCGCATCGGCCTTCGCCCGTAGGTCGAGGAAGTGGAGCAGCGCCCGCAGGGTGAAGCTGACGACGAAGTGCTGGCGCACGTCGAACGGCAGGATGCCGCGGGCGTGCTCTTCGGCCGCGCCATTGGCGAGCCGCTGCGCATAGCGCTCGGCGGCCATGCGACACAGCTCCAGGTCCGCGTAGCGATCCTCTGCCGTGTACTCATACCGCTTTCCCTGTCGGTCGCTGTAGCTGCCCACCGGGCGGAGGTAGATCACCTGCTCCAAGGGGAGCTCACCCCGGGCAGCAGCGCAGATCCGCTGGCCGGTGTAGCGCATTGACTGCACATCGAAGCTCACCCCCACCCGATGGGTGCGGGCCTGCTGCATCACCGAATGGGGAAACCATCCGACGTTGAGCACGATCTGGGCATGCTCCAACGGGCCGTAATGGCCCCTCTCCCCCGCCAGGAGCCGCTTTACGCAGGTCTCACCCGCCTGATGCTCATCGGGCCAGCTGTCCCGGTCGGCGGCGACAAAGCCCTCGCTGTAGTCCTGGTGCATCGCCGCATAGACGCATTGCTGCGGATTGGGCGTGGCGGTGATCAGATCAACCCGGAAGCGCGGATCCATCACGAGGCCTCCATGAGCCGAACCAGTGCAGCATTGGGATGCCGAGCACGGCAAAACTGCAGCGCCTGGTCACCGTTCATGGCTCGAACGTAGCTGTACAGCGGTGATTGGTTTCTGGTCAGCACTTCAACCCAGTACATGGATGAGCCGGGTTCACTGCATCTGGTGATGCCCTCGCCCAGTACGTCAGGCTGATTCGGGTCTTTGATGAGAAACTTCTTGAATGCCATTTGTCGAATTGGTAGTGGTCCAGTTTGCACACCAGTTGTTTGGCTGCACGGCACGGAACGGGGAGGAGATGAGCGAGCATTCCAACCCCAATTCCGTTGCGATAACGTGTCTGCAGGTTGCGCAGACGGTAATCACTTTTGACGGTGCTGAGTGGATTGCCTATCGTGATGCAGTACGGCAATGCCAGTCACTGCAACAACGACAAGAAAAGCAGTGATAATTGCATTGCCAATTCGCTGCTGAGCTGCAGCGGCTTTACGACCACGTTGAATCACCGTATCTGTAGGCAGGTGGCTATAGGGTGAGCTGGGTGATGCCGAGCAGGGTTGCGGTCGGGAAGCGATGTCGAAACGTTTGGATGACATCTTCAATCGTGAAACCTGTTGGACACGTCCATTCGAGCTGTTCATTGGTTTTGAGTTGAGAGATGTATTGAATAAGAACGATCATCAGACCAGCTCCTTGCCTGTCATCGACGGAAGGCTCCAGGCGCTGGCGTCCGGGCACTGGGTGGCATTGACCAGGTCGTCCGCGATGGCGCGGCACTGCCGGGCCAGCTCGTCGGCCAGCTCCTTGGGCAGTGGCAGGGAGTCATCCCAGGCGTTGTCGCCCACGGCTCGCGCAGTGACGTGCGCGGCATCGATCAGGGCCATCAGCAGCGGGATCAACGGCTGCTGCTTGGTGGCCAGTCGGACGGCATCAGGCAGCTGGAAGCGGGCGGCGGCATCGGCAGGCATGGCGGCGCGAGCGGCCTGCAGCACCGCGTCGCTCATGGCGGCTTCGCATTCGAGGGCTGTGGACATGGGGTGGCGTGGTGGGTGAACGGTGGAATCATGGCGCTCCGGTTACGTTACCGAAGCAGTTGGTGGTAATCGGTTACCGGATCGTCCAGCTGCGGCGCTCCACCAGGGATGCGCCTGGCACGTCGGCACCGGCCGCTAGGGCAGCCTTGATGGCAGTCTTGTCAGCGCTGTAGGTGGTCTTGACCCGGTAGAGACCATCGGGCAGGTCCACCGGCGCCACGTCGGGATCGAGCTCCACGCTGACGGTGCGGCGGCTGGTGAGCTTGTGCTCTGGCAGTGGCCAGGTGGTGCGGTCCGGGTCGATCCGCTGCAGGGCATCCGTCAGCCGGTCCTGCAGCACGTCAGCGCGATGCTCGGCATCGGTGGCCAGCTCCGCCAGGCGGCGGGCGTGATCGCGTTGCGTAGCGGCCGTGGCCCGCAGTTGATCGATCACCCAGCACCACGCGTCGGCCTTCGCCTCCAGTGCCTTGCGGTTGTCAGCCTCGCTGCTGATCAACGCCTCCAGTTCAGTAGTGGCGGCTGCCACCTCTGCGGGATCGTCGCTGAACAGATGCTCGGCGGCGGTGTTGATGCGGGCCTGGATCAGCAGGGCGTCACCAGTGAGGGCATAAAGGGAGGTCATGACTAGAAGGGTTTGGAATAAGCGATGACGTAGTAGCAGCGATGCCTGGGCTGGAATAAATCAGGCATCCGGCTTACGGCATTTCCGAGTGTCGTTTGCCACCTAGGACGCTTGTCGACAATCTCCAAATCCCGTGGCAGTAGCTGGATGTTGCTTTGCACGAAGTCTTGCAAAACCTTGATGTGGATAGGGTTGCGACCGAATCGCTCCAGCAATTCGTCCCTGCGCTCCCAGAGAAAGTCACGCAACGCCGGGGCGCTGTGCTGAAGCCTTGGCGCTAACGGTTGAGTCGCCGCAGGGTTGTTGCTGCTCGTATCAGACAGAACCTGGAAAAGCGCTTCTTTAGCGAGCGGCTCAAAACGGGTCCACAAGGCCTGGAACTCAAGCGGTGTCATCAGCGGCACAGCGATGGGTTGCGTTCGGCGGCGGTCAGGGCCTCGATGCCGTCCGGTGGATCGATCGGCTCGTGGTCATCCTGCAGCTCCCAAGCCGGCGCCTGGGGCAGGGCATCGGCTGGCAGCCAGTGGGTATCGCAGCCCCAGGGCTCGGCGGCCAGGCTCCACGTGGGGTGGTAGGGCTCACGGGTCTGTGGATCACTGATCAGCCCGTGGCCCCACCAGCAGCGACCGCAATGGTCGCGATCACCGGGGGCGGGCATGGTCTCGTCAATCAGGGTCGGTTTGGGCATGGTGGCGTGGTGGATGGTGCAGCAGCATTGCTGCTGTATCGAAACAGTAGCGCAACGGTGCCGTAGCAGGCAATTGCAGGGCTTGGCCGCAGCGGCAGCTTGCTGAGGTGGGAATCAAGCCCTGGTTGCAGCACCAGGGCTTTTTTTGGCTCAGCGGCCTGGAGGATCAGCCGGCGAGCACCAGCGGATACAGCCGAGCGATCAGCCGTTCCAGCGCCTCGCGCAGGGCAGCAAGGCCGGCGGTGATCGGGGCAACGGCCGGCAGGGGCTGTGCTGCCACCAGCACGGCCGAGCGATCAGCCACGACCATCAGTTGGCGGCGGCTCCACTGCCCGGCGCGGTAGCAGCGCTCCGCCTGGTAGCGAGTCCACCGGCCGGCGGTGAAGGTGGCGGCGATGGTGGCGACGACGGCAGCGCGGATCTGCTCGCGGTGCTCGTAGGCGATGGCGGCCAGCAGGGCCAGGCCTGCGGTGATCAGCTGAGCGGCGATCCGGCAGGCGCGGAAGCCGGCAGCGGTGTGGTTGGCATAGGTGGCCCAGGGGAGAGCCTGCAGGCGGGCCAGGGCGGCCCGGAGGGTCGTGGTGGTCATGGTGGGAAATGCTTGTGGGGTGATCGCCGGGGCCAACTCAGGGCCTCACCGGTGATGGGGAGAGTGTAGCCTGCCAGGGTCGCTGGGGTGGTTCCTGGCGATGGCATCGGGTTCGCCCGGTGTGGTGGTGGGGAGCCTCTCGGGGCTCCCCTGCACCACAATCAGGCTGCGAGCCAGGCGCGGGCCTCGGTTTCGGTCATTGCGTCGGTGACCGGCCAGCTGTCCACCTGCAGGCAGGTGACGCGCTCCCATGAGTAGCCGAACCAGGCGCCGGCGATCTGATCGCGGCGAATGGTGCGGCCAGAGGGCTTGAGTGGATTGGTGGAGATGACGCGGGCGGCGGTCATGGCGGTAGCGGTGTGGTGGTGTGGTGGTTGGCCGGGATTGGTTGCGGCTCCCGGCGGGCCGCGCCATCAGGCGTCCCGCTCCAGCTCGTCCAGCTGGGCGGCGATGGCGGCCTGTTCCGCCTCGATCGCGTCGAGTGCCGCGGTGTTCTCGGCGGAGAGCGCCTGCAACGCTGCCAGTTGGCCGCTGATGGAGTGGACCGGCACCGGCCGCGCCAGCAGCGCATCGAGCCGGGCGCTCGTCTCGGTCCAGGCCGCCTCCATGGCGTCGATCTCCGCCATCAGCGCGTCGATGTCGGTGGTGGGGGTGGCGGTGTCCATGGCGGATGGCGGTGGTGGTGGTGTGGTGGTTGACCGGGATTGGAGACGGCTCCCGGCGGGCCGTGGGCGGGTCAGCGTTGCTGCACCCGGTACACGCGGAAACTACCGCGCTGCAACTGTTGCCAGGCCTCGATGGCCTCGGCCTCGGTGTCGTGCTCGCTAACCAGCACCTCGGTTCCAGCATCGACGACACGCCAGGGCAGCGAGTAGGTGAGGGGGGTGTGAGCCATGGATTTTCCAGGGTGGTGTGGTGGTCGGGATCGCTCCCGATGCACATACATTAGCCCGTAGCGTGACAACCGGCAGCCACTGCCAGGGCCAGTTCACACATCGTCACGCTTCCGGCGCTTCTGGGCATTGACGACGCGGCGCAGTCGATCGGCGCGGCCCTCGGGGGTCAGGGCCAACCAGCAGGCGCGGCACAGCGGCGTGTGGCGCCCACGGTGGGGCTTGCCGCATGTGACGCATAGGAGCGGTTCAGCTGGCGGCAGCTCCCCCCGCTCGCGGGCTCGCTGGCGCCGCTTGCGCTCGGCGGGTGTGTCGGGACTCACGAAGATGGCGTGGTGGGAATGGGTGCCGGGATGGGCTCCCGGCGGGCCGTGGGGATGGGTCAGGCAGCGGCGTCGCGGACGACTGCAACGCGCAGCGTGCCGCCGCACAAGCGGTTCGCCAGCGCCCGGAGAGCGTTCGCGTCGGTGCGGGTGCGGAATGTATCGGCGCTCGTGATGCGGCAGAGCTCAGGCAGGCGGTTGGGGTTCAGGCGGACGCCGAACGTCCAGCGGCTGCCGTCGTGACACTCGACTCGGTAGGTGGTGTTGGCCATGGGTCCTGTGTGGTGTGGGTGGTGGTGTGCCGGGATGGGCTCCCGGCGGGCCGTGATGAGTCAGAACGAGTGGTGGTCGTGGATGGTGTTGTCTGCAGGGCGCAAGCCTTTGCCGCGCAGATCGCTGTAGCGCTGGCGCATGATGCCGATCCAGTTGCAGCCAGAAGACAGGAGCTGCCAGTTGCCGGCGTCGTCTTTGACGTAACGGCGGCAGTAGGCCTGATGGCCGCCGCAAGGCTGAAACTCGTAGCGCGCTTGGCCATTGACGGTTTCAAGCGCGAAGTAGGCGGGGAAGGTGGCGGTGGTCATGGCCGGTGGTGTGGTGGTGGTGTGGTGGTTGGCCGGGATTGGAGACGGCTCCCGGCGGGCCGTGGAAGCGATCAGGGCCCGTTGCCCTCCAGGCAATCCTCCAGAGAGGCGCAGGCGCTGACCAGTTCGGCGATCAGCGGGTGTGCGTCCTCGATGACGGCCCATTGCGCATCGCTGTAGGCGTCGCGGATCGCCTGCATCGCATTCGCGACATCGGCGCTGGCTTCAACAACGTGAGCCAGATGGATCAGGGAATTGGCGAGGCTCATGGGGTGGTGGTGCGGTGGCTTCACCACATTAGCCCGTAGCGTGACAGGGTGGCAACCCTGCCGGCCGGTCAGCTCACCATTTCGCTCGATCCGCCCAGTACGCAGCGCTCATCTTCCCCTTCGCGATGTTCTTCGCGTGCCTGGCCTTGAAACTCGCCCGCCGGGCCTTGGCCGCCGCGCTCTCCCCCTTGCGGGCCGGGCTGCCGGTCACTCCCTGCTGGCCGAACCGGATCAGCTGGTAGCGGCCACCATCGGCCGCCATCACCATGTGGCTCTTGGTGGGGTGCTTCGGCGTGCGCTTCGGCTTGTTGACGCCCTCCAGGCCCAGGCGGGCCATGGTGGCGCGGACGCGTTCGGGGACTGTCATGTAGGCAGGTTGCCGGCCTCCATCAACTCCTCAGACACCATCTCAAGCCAGGCTTTGCTCAGGTGCTGCCCCTGCGCCATGCCCTGCTCAAACTCGTCTGGCGGCTCTCTGGTCAGCTCCTGAATAGGCAGGTGCTGCGCCAGGGCCCAGAGCATGTCCGCCGCCATGCACAAACGGGTCGGCTCGTGGTCGTAGCTGCGACGCATCGCAGACAGGACGGCCGCAGCGGCGGAGCTCAGCGGCGGGCGGTTGGGGTGGTCATGGTTGGGGTTCCGGGGTGGCGCTTGCAGGGTGAAACAGAGTGACAGAGGCCGGCAGGGAATAGCACCTACCTGTGTTCACATCGCCTGAAACAACAACAGAATCACTGCCCAGGTGAACGTCGATCACCTTGACGGGTCCGTAGACATCATCACTGGCCATGTGTTGGTGCATAACCGACCGGCCAATCAGGGCCGCAAGCTGCGATGGGGTGCGGTTAATCATCACTTCACCTCCCCCGCAGGCAGCGGCATGGGCGTGGGGCTTAAGTCAGCCTTGTTTTCCAGTTCCTGCAAGCGCTTCAGTGCGGCGCGGATGGTGTCAAACCGTTTGATTTTCTTATGGCCTGTTACCGGCATGAGTAGAACCACAGTTCGCTCCAGCTCCTTCAACGCCAACTCCGCCACATCCCTCGCAGCCATCGGCGCGGGCGCAGCTTCATCGACCCGCTCGCCAATGACCTGCGCTGCCCAGGTCAACATCCCGGCGTCGGTTGGTTGGCCCGCATCTGCAGCCTGGCAGGCCTGTTCGGACAGCCAGGCGATCAGCGAGCCAACCGCCTCGATGGATGGGCCAGGGCCGACCATTTTCGTGGCGTCAGGAGAATGGTGGCCCCAGCGGGCCAGGACGGCACGGGCGAACTTAAAGGCGTCCAACGATTCGCCGGGCTCCCAGCCATCTTCGCGGAACCACATCGCCAGCAGGTCTTCATCGCTAGGCTCCCCAACGACGGAGGCCGGTTCCCTGCCCTCGGGCACAGCCGGTCCATCTGCCTCAGCGGCCAGGGCAGCGCGGGCGCGGTCAAGCAGAGCTTTGTAGGTGCCAGAGGCAGCCTCTCCTGTTGATGCCAGCCCATCGGCCATCTCCTCACACAGCGCTCTCCAATCAGTACTCATCGTGGTATCTCGGTGTGGTGGGTCTGATGTGAATGATCTCCGCCGTGGGGTGCAGCTTCCGCCACAGCCAGCCGGCGGACCACTGGCCGTGGGCTTTGATCCGATAGTCGCGGGTGCGGGAGGCATCGAGCCTGACCGTCACCCACCAGTCGCACAGATCAGGACGCATCTCGCATCTGCTGTAGCAGCCGCTCAGCGGCCTCCAGCACCCACGGCAGCTCCTCGGGATCCAGCTCGATCTCCTGATCTTCCTGCTGCAGGCGGATGAAGAAACCGCCGGCTCGATCGCCGGCCAGTTGCACCTTGACGGCCTTGTAGCTCAGGGGATCGTCCGTGGCCGAATGCACGGCGATGTCCGTGATGGTGGTGCGATGCTCAGCCATTGCGCACCTGCACCGGCATCACCAGGTACTGGAAGCCCGAATCGTCCTCCACCGGCTCCAGCACGACCGGTGCGGTGGCTGCGTTGGCCTGCAGGACAACCTGATCGGCGCCGATCGCCTTCAGCCCCTCCAGCAGGTAGCGCACGTTGAACGCAATCGTTTCGGCCTCGCCAGTGATCACCGCAGCCAGCGACTCGGACCCGCGGCCCAGTTCCTGTGCATCGGCGCGGACGGTCACCTGGTTCCGGTCGGGGTCAATGGTCAGCTTCACCACGTTGTTGTGCGGATCAGCCAGTACCGCGACCCGATCCAATGCCGCCAGCAGCGTCCGGCGGTTGATCACGATGCTGCGGCTGAAGCCACCGGGGATCAACTGCCGGTAGTTGGGATAGGTGCCCTCCAGGATCCTGGTGGTGAGCAGCCTGTCGCCGCTGATCAGCACCGCCTGGCCCTTGTCGGCGAACAGCTGCAGGCTGCCGCCGTTGCCGCCCAGCAGACGCTCCAGCTCTCGCAGCGACCGGGCGGGGATCGTCAGCTTCAGATCACCGCCGCTGCTGGAGACGGTCAGCACCGCCAGGCGGTGGCCATCGGTGGCGGCACACTCCAGACCATCGGCACTGAGCTGCAGATGCACACCAGTGAGCAGCTGCTTCGACTCGTCGCTGCTGCTGGCGAACAGGGTGGAGCGCAGCCCCGCCAGCAGGGCAGCCGCATCGATGGTGATCGGCGCGCCGGTCTGCTGCAGCGGCAGGTCGGGATAGTCGCTGGCCGGCATGCCCCGCAGCTCGTAGCTGCCGGACAGGCTGGTGAGCGTCGCCGTATCGTCACTGGCCGTCAGTGTCACCGGCGCAGCATCCGGCAGGCGCGACACGATGTCCCCCAGCAGACGGGCCGGCAGGGTGATGCTGCCGCTGGTTTGCACCGCGGCGGCGATGCTGGTCTGGATGCCGAGTGACAGATCGAAGCCCGTCAGGCTCAGCCGGCCGGTGGCGGCATCGGCGGTGAGCAGCACGTTGGCCAGCACCGGATGGGTGGGGCGGCTGGAGACGGCACGGCTGACGATCTGAAGGCTGGCGCTGAGTTCGGCCTGGGAGGTGGTGAGTTGCATCAGAACGGCACCTCGCTGGCATCGAAACCATTGGCTGCAGGCGCCGGGCTGGCCTGCCATACCGGCGCTGCTGCGGTTGCGTTACCGGAGCCGGCTGGAGCGGCAGGAGCCGGGGCCTGGCCTGCAGGCTGGCCGGCCTGGCGCAGCACGCGCCACGTCTCGGCTTTGATCACGAGCGCCACCTTTGGCTCACCATCACGGGTGGTGTACTGCTCGCTTTTGACGCGGCCGATCACCTCCACCAGGTCGCCGCGGTGGGCGTTGTCGCCGAAGGCTTGAGCCTCTTCGTTCCAGAGCTCAACCTTGAACCAGTCGGTTTTGTCCTTCTCGTCACGCTTGGCATCAGGCCAGCTGATCGCCATGCGGGCATTGCAGACGGAGCTGCCGGACTCAAAAAATCGCAGCTCGGGCTCGGCGCCGAGCCGCCCGACAAACCGGTGCGACTCGGACCGCGCCACTGTGGCGAGGATTTCAATGGCTTTCATCAGGATTCAGCGGTGGGGTCGGAATCGGTCCAAGTTGCCGGCATGTCGTCGTCGGCAGCGATGGTCAGCGCTGCACCTGCAGCGTTAAACCGGTCGGCGGTTTCCTGCGTCACGCCGGATTTCGCCAGTCGGGCCAGGATGTTGGGCGGCAACGCATCCAGGCTGGTGGCCTCGCCGCTGCTCAGCTCCTGGCACAGGGCCAGGATGCCGTCGGGAGTCATCCCACGGGCCTCGCAGGCGCGGCGGGCACCGGCGGCCAGCTCCTCAGGGGTGCTCAGCGTGCGCTGCTGGGTGCGGTGGGGCGGCAGCTCTTCGGCGATGGTGGCGACGACCACGCCGTTCTCATCGATCTGCCCTTGGGCGCCCAGCTCCTCCGGGGTGAAGGCGCCCATGCCGCCGAGAGCATCGGGGCAGTGAGTGCGCATCCCGGCGGTGAGGCAGCGGGCGAACAGCATCGCTTCTGGATACTGCGCCCACGGGCCGGATCCCTTCACCAGGCCGGCGCGCTTGGCCATCTCCATGGTGAACGTCTCGATGCCCAGCTCCTCACGGCCGGCGAGGAACCGGATGCGGCAGACCTGCTCGGTCTTCTCCAGCACCCGGTAGTCGTACAGCGGGTGGCGCTTGATCGCCTGCGCGAGCAGGTTGGCGCCAAACCCGGGGCGGCCGTTGATCACGGTGACGCCCGCGATCGAGGCGAACGGCGCGAAACCGGCCTCAGCCCCGGCGAGGATCTTGGTGGCGCACTCGGCCATGTGTGCGTCGGGGTTGTTGCTGCGACCGAACAGGCCGGAGGCGCTAAAGATCCGCGCCAGGCGCTGCAGCTCGTCGATGCCAGACAGCCGCAGGCTGAAGCTGGCGCCCTGCTGCAGTGCCAGGGCGTTGCCGTTGGTGGTAGCCAGTGCCGATGGGGGGGACATGGCGCGGTGGTGTGGTGGCCACGCAATCGTAGCGCAACGGAACCGGAGCGGTACAGTAGGGGGCAACGTGCGTCAGTGGTACGACCATACCGCTATCCTGCAGCACGACCACCACGCCATAGCCCATGATTCGCATTCACGCCTCAAACGCTATCGAAGCCGACGCCGCATGGAACATGGCAATCGGCGCCAGCTTGCCATGCGAGATTTATCTCGATGGTGCTGGATTGTTGGCTGTAGTAGAGCGTGATTCTGTCAGTCGTCAGTTGCGCCTCCGCCGGACTGCCGACGATCACGCGACAGCTCCTCGTACAGCTCTATCGGTCCGTAGTCACTCGCGGTGAGGCCTCGCAAGCCGGCGACGACGCCGGCTAATCCACACAACTCTGCCTCGATTTCGGCGCTGTCATAGCTGGTGGCGCCAATCAGTACCGACGCGAACCGATCGCGTCGCTCTCGATCCGCTATCGGATACAGGCGCACTAAGTGCCGCACCTGATCTCGCGGTGACTCAGTGGAGACCAGTCCCAGCAGCAGCCAGCACAGCTCATCGGAGAGTTGTGGCCCTTCGTTGGGCGCCAGGATCGGGCTGGTCACGCACGGCAGATTCAGATAGCCGGTCGCTATGTCGAACCAGTCCGCTGGTCGCAGCGGTTCAGTCGGGTAGTCGGGATGCGCCAGCCAAATGGCGCGATCTAACCACTCAGCCCGTACCCTGTTTTTCGTGAGCGGGCCGAGCTTGCTGATTGCGGCGTGTTCACCTTGGGTCTGCCACAACCAGATGGCCTCATTCGCGCAGCCGCAAGCGTCGAGGTAGCGGGTTGGAATCTCGCGGCCGAATGCGTTGCGACGCAAATGGCTGATTTTCCCATCGCTGAGCCAGCCGGAATGATCCAGCCCCCAGTCGGCAATGCGGCTCAACTGCCTGGTGGTCAGGTCTGACCGCATGATCCAGTGGTTCAAAACGCTGGCCAAATGGGCCTTGCCACGCTGGTGGCGATCGACGGCGGGCAGGCTCGGCCGGATCCGGCGTGTGCGCTCAGCAGACGGCTCGGGAGGGTTGGACATCGGGCACGACCACGCCTCGTGAGAGGCGATCGAGATTTTCATTCCCGTAGCGTACCGGCAGCAGAGCGCTACAGCCCGGCGGTGATCCGCATTGCGTCATCGATGCTCCGAGCGATTCCCGCGCGGCCGCCAGCTTGACGGACGTGATCCAGGAACGCAGCCTGCTCCGGTGTCGGCCGGCCCGTGGGGGTCTTGACCTCCACGGCGGTGAAGACGGCGATGCGCTGGCCCACCATGTCGGGCGTCACCTCGACGGTGGTGTAGCCGATCAGGTCGGCGGAGCCCTTGCACAGGCCGAAGCGCACCATGCGGCCATTGGCGTCAGGCAGGCAGCCGGTGTTGTTCCTCCACAGGCGGGCGGCACCGCGGCCGAGGGCCAGGAGGATGCGTTGCTGGAGGGCTTGCTCGGTCACGCCACTCGGCTCCAATGCCCCTTGGCTTGCCGCGCCGCCATCACATGCTGCGCCCACCCTCGGGGGTTCTTCATGCCGCGGCGCTTGCCGACTTCCACCAGCTGCTCCAGGGTTTGCGCAGTGCCCTGCTCCGCCCGGCGCTCCCGCTGCTCGGCCTGGCGCTGCAGCTCCCGCAGCTCCCCCTCTACGTGCTGCAGCTCCCGGCGCTCGGGCGCAAACCGGTGCTGGCACTCGGGGCACACCTGCGCCTGGCTGCTGATGGCGCTGAAGCACGCCGGGCAGACCTTGACGCTGGGAGCCGCCTCGCGCTGACGCTTGCTAATCCCCTCCAGGGTCCACTCCCGATCGTCCAGGTGGTGGCCATTCCGCAGGCAGTTGCCGACGTGATCGAGCACCACGGCCACCTTGCCGGGCTGTGGCCTGAGGCAACGGCCGATCATCTGCAGGTGCAGGCTCACGCTCTGAGTAGGCCGCAGGAGGATGCAGCCGGCGACGCTCGGCACGTCTACGCCCTCGCCGATCAGGGCGCAGCTGGTGAGCACCTTCAGGCGGCCGGCGCCCAGGTCCGCCAACCGCTGCTCCCTGGTGGCGGCGTCCATCGTGCCGTCGATGCTCGCCGCGGTGATCCCGTGGCTCTGGAACAGCTCCGCCACCGCTTCGGCGTGCGCGACTGAGCAGCAGAACGCAATCGCCGTCTGACCATTCAGGTGCTGCCGGTAGTGGCTCACCGCATCGCCCATCGCCTGGCCGCTGCGCAGCGCATCCTCTGCATCGCGCATGTCGAAGTCGCCCATCCGCTTCCGCAACCCCTGCACCTGGAAGCCCGGCGGGGCCAGGACGCGGGCCGGGGCCAGATAGCCGCGATCGGTCAGCCATGCCGGCGTGGGGCCCAGCACCATCGCTGAGTACCACTCGCCCAGGCCCCGGCCATCGGTGCGGCAGGGCGTGGCCGTGACGCCGAGCACCTTCGCGCTGGCGCAGTGGATCAGCACCGTGGCCCAGGTGCCGGCATTGCTGTGGTGGCACTCGTCAACCACCAGCAGGCGGAACCAGTCGGGCGGGATGTGGCGCAGGCGGCGGGCGATCGTCTGGACTGAGGCGACCTGCACGGGCTGGGACAGGTCCATCGATCGGCCGGCGGCGATCAGGCCATGCCGGATGCCCATGGCCGTGAGGCTGGCGCTGGCCTGGCGCAGCAGTTCGGCGCGGTGGACCAGGATGCACACCCTGCCCTTGGTGGCTGCCTGCTGCGTGATGTAGCTGAATACGACTGTCTTGCCGCCGCCGGTCGGCAGGACAAACAGCACGGCGCGGTGTCCGGTTCCGTAAGCGTGGCGGATGGCGGCAACGGCGTCCTGTTGGTAGGGGCGGAGCTCAACCATCGATCAAGCCCTCAATCTCCCACGTATCCCCTCGCACCGGAGACCCGCAGCTGGGGCAGAAGTTGACGCGAGGCGCGCCGGGCACCGGTTGGCCGATGACAGGGCACACAAGCTCCCCGTCGGGCGGATCAACCTGAAACCAGCCGAGTAGCGGCCGGATCTTGGGCCAGTAGTCGCAGCAGTGGTCCGCCATCACAGCCCACCCCACCGCGCCGGCACTGGCCGCAGGCCGCAGTAGCAGGCCCAGAACTCCGTCGGACCCCATCGGGTCGTCTCGCCGTCCCAGTCGCCCAGCGGCACGATGCCCGGCTGCTGGTTCAGCTCGCCCAGGGCCATGAAGGTGACGCTCTGCAACTCACCGGCTTTGCCCTGCTCCAGCTGCTGCCAGAGGCCGTAGGGCACGGGCCGGAAGCCGCGAAGCTCAGCCAGCTGCGCCGGGCCATGGATGGGCCAGTCGTTGGCCGCACGCCAGCGGACCAGCATCCAGCCGAACGCGGCGCGGTGCTTGGACTGCTCGGCCAGGAGGGTTTCGTAGGTGATCATCGGTCGGCCACCACATGCAGGCTCTCGGCGGCCCTGGTGATGCCGACGTAGGCCAGTTGGTTCTGCTGAGCGGTTGGCGCCGATCCCCAGCCGTCAATACTCCAATGCAGCCAGACGTTCTTGAAGGTGCTGCCCTGGCTCTTGTGGATCGTCAACGCGGACGCAGGTTGCAGCTTGCCTACTGAGTCCTTGTATTTGAAGTACAAATCCCACAGATCTCGACGGTATTCGCCCGTGGCTTCCTTTGCCATGCCTGCGATGGCTCGCTGTGCATTGTTCCACTGCTTCTCAAAATCTTTATGAATGACCTTGAAGCTGACCGGGTGGACGTACTCACCCGGAAATGCAACCGTTAAATCCCATACCTTCCAATCGACGGGAATGTCGTCGATGCCAAGCGCTTTCGCTTGGTCGTCAAGGTAGAAGCCCGGGCAACATGGAAGATCCTCAACTCGAAACCTATGCGTAATAACGCTTGCTTCTTTTATGATCACGTCCATGGTGCTGTTGATCAACGGTTGTCCGCCATCCGGGCCAGGAATCGCATCCACCGTCACGCATGTCATGCCAGACAGGAACTGCGGCGCCCCTGGTCCGTAGCGTCGAACGTGAATGCGATCGTTGAGATCCTCCACGGCCTTGTTTGTCCATGCCAGCGCTCGGCAGAAGTCGGGATCACCGAGAGCCTCTGTTGATGCCGCAAGCTCCAGTAGCTCATTCAGCCACTGTTCGCGACTGCGGTGGGCCACCACGCGAGAGCCGCCGCCTTGTGCAGCTGCAAACGGTGCGCGACCCACTGCCATCTGCCTGGTGGCCGTGGCGATGTTCAGGATCGCGCCGTCGTGACGCAGCACCTCTGTCAGCCGATACAGCGACTTCGCTTCGGTGAATGCCCGGCAGACCTGATCCTCGCCAACCGGCAGCAGCTGGCGATCGTCACCGACAAACACCACCGGCCGGCCATTCAGCTCGCGCAGCAGCAGGTCGTAAAGCTCACTGCTGAGCATTGATGTTTCGTCAACGATGACAACATCAACCGGGGCGATTGGAACGCGCTCGCAAAGCTCTTCGTCCCACTTGTCCTTTTTGCTGAGCATGTTCTTGCCGTTCTTGTCCGGCTCAAACGTCTCCTTGCCGCTGCTTTTGTCGCGCACTTGTTTTAGGCCCAGCATCCGGTGAACCGTCACCGCCTCAAAGCCATCAGCGCCGCAGGCCAGTAGCGCTCGCTCAACCTGTGCCCGGGCCTTGTGCGTCGGCGTGGCGACCACCACACGCTTGTCGCGGTCGATCAGCGCCGAGACGAGCGCAGCGGTGGTGACGGTCTTGCCGGTGCCGGCGTAGCCGCAGAGCACCGCCCTGGCGCCGGGCTGGCCGATGTCCTGCAGGATGCCGTCGATCGCTTTCTGCTGATCGGATGTCAGCTGCAACGTTTCGGGTCGCTCGGCTGGCTCGGCCTCTTCGGCCAGCATCGCCTGGTGGGTCAGCGCGTTGTAGGCAGCGGCCGGCAATTCGCACAGCTCCTCCAACCAGTCGCGGATCGCCAGGATCTCGTTGGCGCCGACCAGGCGCCATAGCGGATTCGTATCAGGAGTGATCGTCATCGGTGTGGTGGGTTGAGTGGTTGCGCTCTGGTTGCGACACCGGAGCATTTGCAGGCGTGGAGTGATGCGACCAGCACTGCTGCCACGCCTCCCCCTGCACCCCGCAGGGATCGCGCAGCTGCCAGCCCCACCAATCGATGGGCAACAGGGCCAGGGCCAGGCCGGTCAGGCGGAGGGTCACAGCCGGGCCTCCATGCTCACCGTGTAGGTGCAGCCATCACGGCCGCGGGACAGCAGGCACTCCACATCCAGCTGATCGACCCGCAGGCCGGTGGCGTCGGTGAACTCCTGCAGTGCCTTGGCGATGGCAGCCTCAGCAGTGGCCTTCGCGGCACGGGCGGTTTTGAGGTTCATCCCACCACCTCCCGCAGCTGCTTGCGCACCGCTTCCCAGCGCTCTGCCCTGGTGCGTTGATCCAGCCGTCGCGCCTCACGATGTCGCGTCAGCTCTACCAGCAGGTAGCGGCCATAATTGCTCTCGACCCGGTAGTAGCCCAGGTTCGCCACGGCGGCCATACGCCGTGACACCTGCGCCTGGGACAGCCCCCACAGCTTCTGCAGCAGTCGCACAGGCGCTGCACCTGGCGCCATCCCCAGCTGTTGCAGATGCAGCAGATCCAGGATCGCTAGATCCCTGCCACGGGTGCCGTTGCGGTGGTCGTGGATGTTGATGGCGGGAATGGTCATGGCTCAGCACGCAGACGATCAACCAATCGCTGCAGATACCAGGCTGCCTTCCCCGCATCCTGCGCTGCATGGCCCTTGTGGTGGAGCCGCAGCAGATACTTCAGCGCCGTGGCATGCAGGTGAGCAGCTACAGGGTCGGTGCAGTTGCCGATGGCTGCCTCGATCACGTCAATAGCTTCTACCGGCCCGTACGTGTAGTGGGGTGGATGATTGACCGGATCCGGCATGGCAAAGGGTGGGTTGATCAGGAAGCCGCCGGTGCCGGCGGCGGGGGGATACCAGGTGATGGTCATGTGACCTCCGGCCAGTGCTGCAGCAGTTCCCGTCCAATCACACCCATGGCGGCTGACTGGCTGGGGCAGCTGGTGATCTTCACGCCGGGATAGAGCCGATCAGGTCGTGGCCGAATCGCGCCCTCCCAGTGCTCGGTGCCAGCCTGCGGCCGGATCACTGCAATGCACTGCCCCCACGCGGCGAACACCTGCCAGGTGTCCGGCTCGGTGGGGTGAAGCTGCCAGGCCATCACTTCACCTCCCCTGCGGCGCGAGCGGCACGTGGTGGCTCGGCCTTCATCTCCTCCACCACCTTGCGCCAGGCCTCCCGGCGATCGGGGGCCATGGTCTGGCCAGGCTGCAGCGCGGCAAACTCCGCATCCCAGGCCCTGGCGAAGCCCTTGGCCCTCTCCAGGCTGCCCATGCAGCTGCCGAGCGCCAGCGCCGTCGGGATATGCGTCAGCCGCCAGTAGCCCCGGACCGGATCGAAGGTCGCCTCGCCATTCTCTGCAACATGCAGCGGCTTGTGGATGGCGATGCCTTGGCCGGCCCAGTGCGGCCTGATCCGGACGACCCGCTCGCCAAAGTCGCGAGTCATCAGGCGGATCGAAACGGTGCGAGCCATCAGATGAACCCCACCCACGAGGTCCGGCTGTCGACGGTGCCGCTGCCCAGGAACGCGCCGCGGAGCTGCGCGATCAAGTCGCCGCCGGCCAGCACCTCCGTGCCGCTCTGGGTCTGCCGGAAGGTGTACCGCAGGCCCCGGGCCAGGATCAGCTGGTCGCGCTGCGCCAGGCTGAAGTCGGTGATGAGCGCATACCCGCTGGCGCCATCGCCCAGGTATCCCCCGGCCACCACGAACCGATCGGCCCCGCGGCCGCCAGTCAGGGTGTCGATCTCGTTCCTGGCGCTGGCCCCCAGCTGGTGGCCGACGAGGATGTCGTCGCCATCGCCACCGTTGATCGTGTCGTTGCCGCCCAGGCCGATCAGCAGGTCAGCGCCAGAGCTGCCCGTGATGCGGTCGCGGGAAGTGGATCCGAGTTGGATGTTCATGGTTTCAGGTAGTGATTTGCAGTGATTTCACCGGCCGGCATAGTGACGATCACGGCTCAATTTCGATCTCGGTAATCTCACGCTGCGGAACCATTGGCAGCAGATACCAGCCACTGGGAAACCATCCCCAGACGCTGCCATCGCTGCACAGTGCGTACATCTCGCCGCCGGCAGCAGCGATCTGCACAACACGCCGCCGCTTCTTCGTCGCGGGCGTCGGCTCACCTGGAAGCCAGGGGGCAGTAGCAATCGGCATCGGTGTGGTGCGGTGGAACACGGGCGCCGTAGCGCTCCGGTATCGTTACCGTAGCATCACCATGCACCGAACGCCACCATGGCCACCTACCCGCTGCCCCCCGGGCGCCGACAGATCAACCTGGAGATGCCAGAAGAGATGGTCCGCCATCTAGACCGACGTGCTCGCGAGCTTTCCAGCACCGCGGTTCGCTGCAGCCGAGCCAGTTACGTACGACGCCTGATCGAGGCCGACATGACGGCCAGTCAGTCCGGCACGGCGGCCTGACCCATGCCCGACATCCTCGCTGCAGCATCCGGTCGGTGGCCGGAGCTGCTGATGGAGCTTGGCGGCCTGACGCCAGACCAGCTCACGGACGACCACCAGCCCTGCCCCGCCTGCGGCGGCACCGATCGCTACCGCTGGGATCGCGACGACGGCCCCGGCGGCTGGTTCTGCAACCAGTGCGGCGGGAAGGACCACCAGGGCGGCGCCGGCTCCGGCCTTGACCTGCTGATGCGCGTCCGCGGCTGGGACCTCAAGCAGGCCCTGGCCGCGGTTGAGCGGCATCTCGGGCTGGAGCCCGACGCACCCGCCCGCAGCCGCAAGCCCGGCCGACCGCACCGGGCCCCGGACAAGCCACCGCCGTTCGCCGCGCCGCCGCGCCTGGGCAACGCCGTTGCGCAGTGGTGTTACCGCGATGCCAACGGCGAGCAGCTGTTCTGGATCCAGCGGTTCGACCCCGCACCCGGCCGCAAATCGTTCATCCACCGCGTCTGGCTTGATGGTCAGTGGCACTACCCACGCTCCCGCGGCGTTGATGCTGACCCGTTCACCTGTGAATGGCCCTCACCCCGGCCGCTCTACCGCCTGCCGGACCTGATCGATCGGCCCGACGAGCCGGTGCTGGTGGTCGAAGGCGAGAAGGCTGCCGATGCCGCCGCGGCGCTGTTCCCCGATCACGTCGTCGTCAGCTGGTCCAATGGCTCCAAGGCCATTCGGCATGTGGACTGGCAGCCGCTGGCCGGCCGCACCTGCCGCCTTTGGCCCGACAACGACACCCAGGGCCGCGAGGCGATGACCGCCCTGGCCGCCCGGCTGGTGGTCATCGGCTGCAGTGTTGCCATCGCCGACTACCCGGCTGACTCCGTGCCCGAAGGCTGGGACCTGGCCGATGCGAACTGGACGCCGCAGACGGCCGCCGGGGCACTTGAGCGGGTGCTGCGGGAGGTGAAGGCGCCGGCTAAGCCCGAGCCCGCACCGGCTGAGCCTGCCCCCGCGGCGCCCGCCGCTGCCGATGCTCCCCAGCCGTTCACATGCCTCGGCTTCGATGACGGCGGCTACTACTACCAGCCGGGTGATACCGGCCAGGTCATCCGCATCGGTGGCAGCAGCCACAACGCGACCAACCTGCTGCGCCTCGCTGACATCGCCTACTGGGAGACGCTGTTCCCCGGCCCCCGCGGCACCAACTGGAACTCTGCCATCTCGCACCTGTTCCGTCAGCAGGCCCGCGTCGGTGTCTACAGCCCCGATCGGATCCGCGGCCGTGGTGCCTGGTGGGACAAGGGTCGCAGCGTCCTGCACCTGGGTGATCGCCTCATCGTTGACGGCACCACCTACCCGGTCACGGCACCACCACCCAGCACCTACAGCTACCAGCGGCTGGCCAGCATCGAGATCCCCGATGGCCTGGAGCCCCTCAGCGACATCGAAGGGATGGAGCTGCTCGACATCGCCAACCGCTTCCTCTGGGAGGTGCCCGCCTCCGGCCTGCTGATGGCTGGATGGGTCGCCCTGGCGCCGATCTGTGGGTCGCTCAGCTGGCGCCCCCATCTCTGGCTCACCGCCGCCGCTGGCAGCGGCAAAACCGCCCTGCTCGATCGCTACATCGGCCCGCTGCTCGACAGCCTGGCGCTATGGCCTGAAGGCAACACCACCGAGGCCTTCATCCGGCAGGAGCTGCGCAGCGATGCCCGGGCCGTCGTCTTCGACGAGGCCGAGAGCAACGAGAAGGCCGACCGCGATCGGATCCAGAACATTCTGGCGCTTGCCCGCGTCGCATCCAGCTCCGGCCGTGGCGTCATCGGCAAGGGTGGCGCCGATGGTGCCGCGCAGCGCTTCGTCGTGCGCTCCATGTTCCTGCTCTGCTCCATCAGCACCGCGCTCAAACAGGGCGCCGACCAGTCCCGCTTTGCGCAGCTCACCCTGCGCTCGCCCAACTCCCTCGCCAAAATCGAACGCCAGGCGCATTGGAAGGCGCTCGACAGCGACCTGGCGCGGCACGTCACCGCAGAGGCCGGACACCGCCTGCTGCTGCGCTCCGTGGCGCTTATCCCGATCATCCGCGACTCCGCTGCCGTATTCCGCCGCGCCGCTGCCGATCGCTTCGACTCCCAGCGACAGGGCGACCAGTACGGCACCCTCCTGGCTGGCGCATGGTCACTCTTCAGCTCACAGGTGCCGACCGAAGCGCAGGCGCTGCAGCTCATTGACGACAACGACTGGCAGCCCTATCGCGAAGCGTCCGATCGACCTGATGAGCTGCGCTGCATTCAGGCGATCCTCCAGCATCAGATCCGCGTTGAGGGTGATCGCGGTAACGCCTACCAGCGGACCATCGGCGAACTGGTAGAACTGGCCAATCCCGCAGCCGTCGTCATGTCCCCGGAGGTGAGCGGCAAGGCTGCTGCTGACCACCTGGGCCGCATCGGGCTGCGGGTCGAAGATGGCGCCCTGCTAGTCAGCAACACCGCCGAGGGCATTCGCAAGATCCTGGCTGACACCGCCTGGGCGCACTGCTGGCCCACGGTGCTCTGCCGCATCGCCGGCGCACGCAAGGAGGGCGCCAAGCGGTTCAACAAAGGCCCCGGTGGTGTGTCGAGATGCGCAGCGCTGCCGCTCTCGCAGCTCGACTCAGATTGACCCACCAGCAAGCGTTACAGCCCCAGATCCCTTGCGGCAACAGGGGTCTGGGGCTTTCGCATGCCTGTAACGCCTGTAGCGGCCGTAATAGGGCCTGTAACCGCTCAAATCGCTTGCAGCGCAAGGGGTTTGGGGCGGTCGGCCGGTTTGTAACGCTCCGGCGGGAACACATCCCCCCCCCTACACGTGTACGCGCATGTGCGCAAGTGCGTAACGCACTAGACCCCTCTCTCTATATATATATCTCTTTGGTTACAGGGTTACATACGTTACAGGGGGCCGAGAACCCAGTCAGGGCGCGGAATCCGGCTGTAACGGTTTCTGTAACGCCCCGAGTTCATGCCGTTACAACCCTTGCAACGACTGGGCTCCTGCTGTTGCGCCTGGCGGGGCCTGGCGTTACTGGGGCGCCACGGTTGCGGTAACGCAGCACAATGGCGCTATGCTTCCCGCATCGCCGCGTTGCCGATGGCCACCCTCCGCGACCTCAAGCCGGATCCCCGCAACGCCCGCAAGCGCACCGACCGCTCCGCGTCGCTGATCCAGGAGTCTCTGCAGCGCTTCGGCGCCGCCCGCTCGATCGTCATTGATGAGGACAACCGGATCCTCGCCGGCAACGGCACCGTCGAAGGCGCCAAGGCCGCCGGCATCGAGAAGGTCCGCATCATCGAGGCCAGCGGCGATGAGCTGGTGGCCGTACGCCGCACCGGCCTCACTGAGGAGCAGAAGATCGGCCTGGCGCTGGCCGACAACCGCACCAGCGACCTGAGCGACTGGGATCCGCTGATGCTGCAGCAACTCAGCGAGACGCACGACGTGTCGCCGTGGTTTGAGCCGGAGGATCTCAACGCACTGATCGGCGATCCCGAGCCTGAGCGTCCTAGCTACACCCCTATTCTTAACCCTATCCAGGGATCTGGCCTTGGCGTCACGGATGAAAAGATTGCGCAGCAGCAAGAAAAGCTTGACAATCAGTTCATTGCTAAAGCCAATCAAAACTTAGTCCAGATTACTTGTCCACATTGCGACGAGACATTTACCCTTGAAAAGGAATCGATCTGATGACCGCTCTCTTAACGATGACGACTCAGCAGGTCGGCGAGCTGCTTGAACAGCAAAAGTACGTTTTCGCCAAGACCATGCCGTGGTGCCCACACTGGTACACCCTCAAGAAAACGTGGAGCGACGGAAACATCTATCGCGATGTCATCGCCTGGATCCTTAAAAACGGCGAGCTTCGCAAGTGGGGCAAACGTTCTGCCG